GGTCAATCATTTAGTTTTGCTGAGAATACTTTTATTGGTGACACAGTAGTTACTACACAGACAGCACTCTCTGCTGGTCAGATTGATACTCCAAATCTTTATGGAGAATCTACCACACAGGTTGGTGGAACTGCTGGAGCACTTGCTGGAACCATCGACACCGCAGGAGCAATCACTCTGACTGCTGGTGGTGCTGGTACTTCAGCAACAGGTCAATTCGTAACAGAACTGTCTGTAAGATAATGAAAAGGATATTTGTTATTCTGGCACTGCTTGGGTCTCCTGCTTATGCAGTGCCTGTGGTTCCTAACTTTAGTCAAGGAAGTATGACGAGCCACACAGAAACAAGGTCAAAAATAACAGAGACCATCAATTCGATGGACTATAACACTGGGTATCAATATTCCGTATCTGGGACTGGTATCACTGCAAACGGTGCGTTGTCACCAACTACATCTACTTCTACATCAACCATAGACGGAGTGAATTCTACATGGACAGGCATAGGAACCAAAGTAAACTTCACACAAACAACTCCAGGAGCAGCATTTCAGTTTGCAGAAACTTACCGTGGTCCTGGTTTAAGCAATCAAACAATAATTCAAAGAGTCACAGAAGTAGAATCAATTACAGATACAACTTCCATATTCAGTCAATAATAGGAGTCATCCTTCTTGGAACACTATCGCCACATAAAGCTTTGGCTGAAACTGTTGGTGGTGTTAGCGCCACCGCTGCTCCTGTTGCTAATAGTAGTGGTTCTGTTACAAATCAAGCGATACAAGTATTACAAGGACCTTACATCACCAACACATACGGGAATGGAATCCAATGCCAAGGTCCCACTAGAAATTTCACCCCTTACGTAACTGGAAGCATCTCTGCTCAGAAACCTTGGGAACCTTATTATAATGATAATGTATATGATATGAGAGACTTTGATGAAGATGGAGCACCAGATAATCCTGGTGATGTGTTGTATCGTGTTCCTATCAGAACAGGACAAAAAGATAATTACAACCTTGGAGTTGGATTCTCTATTACTTGGTCTGAACCATTAGATAAAAAACTTCAGGCACAATGTAAAGAAGCAGCTGCTGCTAACATAGAAATGATGAAGCAACTCACTGCTAATAAGAGATTAGATTTTGAGATTGCAAGACTTAAAAACTGTGGGGAATTAATGAAGCAGGGTATTACTTTCCACCCTAAGAGTCCTTACTATAAAGTCTGTGCAGATGTTGTGGTTCAGAACGTAACTACAGTTCCTAAGCACGAACATCCACACATACATAAAATCAACCCCTAAGATGCTTTTGTTCCATTCTTCTTTCGAAGACTGACTTAACTACTTCTTTCTTACCACGCATCTTGGCAATCTTATTAACCAATTTTTTAACTATTGGTTTAACTGCTTTTAGGACTATATCTGCAATGGGTTTTGCGAATATCGCCGCACCAGCAGCAGTGGCGGCAATGACTGATGTTTGAATCACGATTCCTGGTTCTGGTAAGTATTCTTTATGCCAAGGTATATCAGGTTCGGAAGGAACTTCTATAATGTTCTTCTCACATTTCCTTAACTGAACATTATAAGTCTCATCGGGTAAACAATTTACTGTGTTTACTTCTGGTATTTTTGGAAGAGAAACCTGCTGTGGAGGATTTGGTTTCTCTGGTTTTTTATATGGAGGAAGTTTAGCAGGACGTGTTGGTATCACTTCCTCTGGAGTAAACTCTATTGGATTGAATGAAGGAACACCAGCATCACAATAAGTCAGAACACCATTTGGGTCATCTGACTGAATAGTCTTAGATTTACTTTTGCTACTATGAGCTTCCACACATCCAGGAATATCAACTATTGGCAATCCAATGTTAGTAGTTACTGGAACTATTGGTGGTAAAGATTGTGATGGTTCAAATATCCAAGTAGAAACTTCTGGTATATCAAGCTTCCGAGTTTTAATCTCTGGAATGTTTGGCATTAGTCGTGGTGAAATACTCCTTTAAAAATATTACCAATAGCACCAAAAAAATGATAGAAGATCACGTAGAGAAAAAATGTCTTCTCTGGATTTCTTTTGGTTTCTTTTTTCTTATAAGCGCCAACTGCCATGGTTAAAAAAATAATATTCTTATATTATTTACCAAAAAAATAATATAAGAATTAATAATAGTTACTTTTTATTAAATAAGGGTGCCATGAGTACGACGAATTTCTCTTAGTTCTTCAAAGTTCTTTTGCTTTGTTCCACCGTCATATGCCCAAGCATATCCTTCAGTAATCATTTGTTCGTTGAGGGACAATTCTGAGTCCCCAATGTATAACCAGCCCAAAAGACGACCATACTTGCCGACGCCACCAACAAGTTCAGTCCTAATAACAAGGTCATCGTCACCAGCCACAGCACCTTCCAGTTTCTCTTTGAGCCAGTTAGTAGCGTCATAACCAAGTGCCTTTTCTTCTTCATCTCTAGTGCGTTTCTCTGGAGTGTCAACTCCAGCAACTCTTACACGTTCTTTTTTGTACAAGTCAAATCCTAGGTCAATAGTAACATCAATAGTGTCACCATCAACCACTCTGTTGATCTCCACTACTCGGAAGTTGTAGCAACTCTTCCTGCTTGGTGGTGTCATTGCTCCCATCTTGCATCTCCATATATGCCATTCTTAATATATAGACAACACAATATAGTGTAAAAGCAAGTCCACAACAAAGAAGAATTATGACACTCCAAACTGGAGAATTAATATCGACTTCCATTATCCTTTAGAAGAATCTTTCTCTTCTTTTTTAGCAACTACATTAGTAGTATTATTACCATTACCATTGCCATTACCATTGCCACCACTAGATTTGGATGGAGTCACTCCAAAAGTAGCTAAAGTCCCAGTAAAAACGCTGGCAATAAAAGTTGGATCAATTTTTTGTTGAGGAATTCCAGGAATAGAAACATAATTAAGAGTTAATATTGCACCCGTCCAACCCAATACAATTAGTCTAACTAAACTGGATATTCCTTCTTCATGCCAATTAAATTCATGATCATCATGCTCATCTTTCTTTTTCTTGGGAAGCATTGATCTTATGATTGACTTCATATTATTTATGGAATAAGAGAATCAACTGATATATTTGTAGAGTTCAGTTGATTATATTTAGTACAGAGTACTTCACTAGATTCATGTTCCCATTTGTGATATAAACTTTTAAGATGTTTTGTATATTCAAAACCATCACATAATCTCATTTCATCAGCAACGATGGTTTTAATTAAAACTTCTCTTGTTAGCTTAGTCATACTACTTTTTAAGATTCCAACAAAAAATTATTTTTAACATAATAAAAATTTTAATCTCAAGATAATTTTTCTTGGGTTTCTAGTCCAAAAAAATTTTTTTGGACATGAAAATATTTATTAAGAAGTTTAAGTTAAGAATTATTTAATAAATCCTTCCTCACGTAACCACTTCTCAGTCAGTGGTGTTGGTTTGTAATCAGACCACATTGTACCAGTAGCACAAGACTTCAATGCCTTAGCAGTCATACCTTCAGTCTTACCTGCCCACATTGCTTCTGCTTCCCAGGGCACAGCAAACTTAGGATAAGTCTTTTCTGTGATCTCACGCCAGATCTTAGGAACATCTTCCTCTGGTTTGATGATGGCAATCATACTATTTTTAATAGTGCCTGCCATACAATCTTGAGCAGCGTGCCATCCTTCATGACGCATAACAGTCATGAGAACACCAGGAAGACGCATGTATGTCTTATTCAGAAAAAAGTTATTGCCAACTGTATGATAAACCCCACGATGCCCAACAGGAAAATATTTTTCGTCTGCTAGAAACACGTTAACTCCGACCTGACTAAGGGAAACGAGCATATTGTTGAACTCATCAGCAACAAAATCGTAATCACTATTGGGATGAGCATTAGCAATATCATTGATACTGAAGACTTGTTGGACATCTTTGGTGCATTCTCGAAGCAACATACAACCCATAGAGTCCATACTATAGAATTCTTTAATTAGTTTTTCTTGACCCGCAAATGCAGGAGAAGATATAAGTGCCATTCCCATAAGGGAAAATAAAAATTTTTTCATAGGTTTGGAATATCAGGTCCAGTAGTAATAGGAATATCAGGTCCAGTAGTATCTGGTATATCTGGAGTTAAAGACTCTACAAGGGCAGGCAGTGCCTCTCTAACAGCGGTTGCAACCTCAGTAGTTACTTTTGCCCTTGCGTCTTCAATAAGAGTATCTTTATTAAGATACAAATAAAAACTACTACCAACTACACTAAGCGATACCAAACCAGATAACAAAGCAATTGTGTTAATTAGACTTTGCATAATTTTCCTTATAGTATTTGAAAAGTCCTAAGGTAGAACTATTACCTTGAGAGACCCAATCATGAGCACATTCATAAATGGATCTGTTAGAGTATTTAGGTTCTTTATTCTCATTTAATTGACCCCCAAACTCTTGAAGAAGAGATGAGATGATAAGTTCTCTCAGCTCTAGTTTTTCTTCACTATATCTCCAGTCTAGTTGTGTCATGACCATATCAATTTTTTAGTGTAATCATAAGCATATTGTTGACGATATCCTTTGATACCCCAACCCAACCAGTAGTAAGCACCAACCATATACTGACTGACTGTTCTACCAGTTCCTTCAAACTCAGGCAGATACTTCTGGAAAGTATATTCGTTGATCATGTATGCTGTCTGACCCTCAAGCGAGGAAGGATCATAACCATACTTCTTAGAGAACTTACCTAACCCCAGATAACGGTTCGTAGAGGTCCACTGAATGAGTCCGTAACCACCGCTATAGCAACGATCGTAAGGAACTCTAGCACCTCCCTCACAAATATCGGGAATGAAGTTACTTTCTGATTTAATGTTTCCCATGATCGTTGCCAATGCATTACGATCTGAGATTCTTGTTTTCTCTTGAAGTTTTTCAAGGACATATTTCTCATTATCGTTACATTCTGGACACTTCCAGGATTTTTTTTCTACTGCAATTTCCAAAACTTTATCTGGATTAACAATTCCAACTCCTGGTTCAATAATAAGTGCAGGAGGATTTTTGATTTCGCTTATATTAGGATAAGCAGAAGCACATGCAGAGGAAATAATTCCTATTACAGGAAGTGCAAAAAATTTACGAAACATTAAATTAATAGAACTCGACATTCGTATCACCACAAAAGTGGGTACGACTCTTTGGTTGACTTATTTAGGCGAACTAACTTTACCACAAAAAAGAGGGGTAGTCAACCCCTCTTCTCCAGTCACCTATAAGTATTACTTACCAAATGCCTGGAATCAATTGTCCTGTTGTAAGATAAGACCCAACTCCAGCAATGAATCCAATCATTGCAAAACGGGCATTAAGAATTTCTGCTTCAGGTGTAAATCCAAATTTCATTTTATTTTCCTCCAGAGGTAAATTGAGTGTGTGGATTTTTAGTTTTGTTTGCTATGATTACTTTACTACCATCATGAGTGAATACTAGTTCATCCTCATGATCCCAACAAAGTTCTTCATATAGAGCATTTAAACGTGACATGTCCTCATAAAGTGCATTTGGATTAGGCATTTTGCTTCAACCAAGTAAGTACAGTATCAGGATTGCTCATTTCATAAGGGTCAATCGGACAATTTCCGATTTTCCCTGGTTCTTCAAACATAATTTCAATCTCACCATCGTTGACAATCATAGCATATCGCCAAGAGCGACTTCCAAAACCTAGGTTCGATTTATCGACAAGCATACCCATAGAAGAAGTAAACTCGCCGCTACCATCAGGGATGGGCTTGACATTCTGAACTCCTTGCTGTTTGAACCAAGCGTTCATAACAAAGGAATCATTTACAGAAATACAATAAACTTCATCAATGCCGAGTGCTTGGAACTCCTCATGGTTCTCATCATACCCAGGCAGTTGGTAGGTAGAGCAAGTAGGAGTAAATGCACCAGGGAGTGAGAATACAACTACACGCTTACCAGCAAACAGATCGTTGGTTGTGACATCTTGCCAACGGTAAGGGTTAGGTCCACCAATACTTTCATCGCGGACACGGGTGTGGAAGGTTACTTCAGGTACTCGGGTCATAATTTGTTTATATTAAAAAATTTATATTCAGAAAAGTTCTTCTTCTTGTTCGGTTAGAATAACACAATCACTAGTAGGATAAGAGACGCAAGTCAGAACAAATCCTTGTTCAATTTGATCATCATCCAAAAAGGATTGGTCTCCTTGATCTACTGTGCCACTGACAAGTTTACCTGCACAGGAAGAGCAAGCACCAGCACGACAAGAGTAATTCATATCAACTCCTTGATCTTCTGCAGCATCAAGGATGTACTGATCATCTTCACATTGAATAACACTTTCGGTGCCATCAGGTGTACGAAGAGTAATATTAAAAGCCATTAGTAAGTCTCAGAAATTTTTTCAATAGATGCTGCCAACAAAACAAAGAAGGCAACGGCAGTGATTGTAAACAAAAAAGAAACCATTGTCAAGCCTCAAAAGATACCGAAGAAGAACTTGCCATTGATCGCATAGGCAACGAATCCCATGATGAGACCCATCATCGCCCAACGACCATTATACATTTCCTTCTGTTGCCAGGGGGAAAAAAGACCCTTGCGGTTGTAGTTTTCAACAACCATTTGAGGTTCAACAGCCCACATGTTTTGTTGACCGCGCTCGTTAGTTGTTACAGTCATTGTAGTTTTGTAAAGATTTACAACACAATTATATAGCAAAAATAAAAAGGGGTCAAGCCCCTCTTGTCAATATATCCTGACAAACTAAGTATAATTACTTACAATAGTCTGGATTTTTTTTCAAAAAGCTATGAACATATGAGTCCACATCTATATCCATTTTATAATGAGCATGAGTATGTGCTAGTTGCACCATTCCTAGAAATCCACATATAAGCAGATTGATCAAAGTCAATGGATGAAAAAAATACTTCATAGTAAAAAGGGGACTCAGAGAGTCCCCCATAGTTTTATCTAATCGTTAGATCAGAAAGTGAACTTCAGACCAGCTTTGGTGCCATAACCGTTGTCTGCACCATTAGCACCAGTAGCGAAAGAAACTTCACCATAGACACTCAATGCTTCAGTCGCAGCAACGCTACCACCAACTTTACCAGAAAGAACGGTGTCGGTATCTGCACCATCAAGAGCGACAATGCTAGGACCAACTTGAGCGTAATATCCGAGAGCACCAGTAGTGCCTTCGTAACCTACGTGAAGATCAGTTACCGTACCGCCGTAATCCGATCCAACGAAACCAGAATTGGCTTCGACATTAACGTAAGGACCTGCGAACGCAGCGCCAGCGGACATGGAGAGAGCAGCAGTTGCTGCGAAAACAGATTTAATCATTTTAGATACCTCTTTAAATTTACTTGCGGAATGGTTACCCGCAGATGGAGAGTCGGTTTATCCGACTGCTTGGATATTATAGCATAGAATGACGCGAGTAGTTGAGGCGTCCCTTCTATGAACTGTCACATGTGACAATTGTTATAATTCGTAACACTAATTACGAATAACTTATTTATAATAGTTAATTTTTTTACTTTTGTCAAGCTTACAGAATACCAAATGGTAAGTTGCTTAGTCCCTTAAGTGCAGAACCTCCTCCTGGAGTTGGTGGTCTCATAGGAATACTTGCTCTTTCTTTTTTCTCTGCTCGAAGTTCCAGTTCATAAATTCTTTCTTCCATAACCTCAATAGAAGCGTGGAGGTTTGTAAGATAATCAATCAACTCTTCCTTATTCTCAACAACCTCGCGAATATCTTCACGAAGTTCTCTTTCTTTTTTTTCAACTTCTAGATCATCTGGATTAATCTGACCACTTTTGGCCATGTAAAAATCAGCGATTGCTTTAGTATCATCCAGATCTATTCCTTCTAATTTGGGAGATACATCTTCTTGTTCAACTTCTTCAGCAGGTTCTTCTGCATATTTAATGCTATGAATAACCTCAGTAGTTCTAGGTTTTTCTTTTAGATCTTCTGTGTTATTATCTTCTGTCATAGTTCTGGATAGTCAAACAACATTTCTGCAATATATTTATCGGCAAACTCTTCACCAAAAATGCCCTTTAAAACTCCTTTAGTTTTATTATTTTGCCTCTGCTTCTCACAATAATACTTGTGTCCTTCATAGTTTTTTCTAATCTGATCTTCATCAGTTGTTGCTTCAGTGATGTTTGCAATAGCACAATGATAATTTAAAAAGGTAAATGCGATAGAATTAAATTTATCATACTCATCTTCGTTAGGACTTACAAAAACACAATGCTCTGAGAATACATCTCCCCAGTCTGGCATCTTTTTGTCCTTCTCAAACTCTTTATCTTCCACAACATTAAGAATATCATACTGTGAAGGCAGAGACCTGTCTTCTCTAATTGAACTGATGTCTACAATTGCCGCTCCAACATTTTTTGAAGACGCTACAATATCAGCACCAAAGATTGGAAGACTATATTCGTACCTCGGATACATATTTGTATGTAGGATATCCAATCCAGATTTCATCTGTGCAATCTCTAGATGAATCTTTCTAAAATGGTGGGTCTCCCAAACAAAATTCTCAATATAAACAGCATCATCATCGTCTGCTCTATCAATTTTTCTAAAGTCTTCAGGGATTCCAACTTCCCTTACTATAAAGTGTTCTCCCCATGCTCTCAAAATATTTTCTGACAGGGATTGAATCATTGGATGTAAATCTCTCATTTGTTCCTCATTTAAAAAGTTTATCTTTAGGGGTATTTAAAACGAATAATTCCATTGGTTGGTCTGCTAATCTTGGGCGACTTATTCCATCATCCCAAACATAACCTTTTAAAAACATTATCCAATTTATAGAATCATCAAAGTCTTTGTTATAAACAACACCATAAACAGTATCGTCATGGTAGTCATCTACACATATAGTAACTTCGCCTCTAGTAGCATTTCTAAGATAATATTTTAGTTTGTTTCTTGCTTGAATACCATAATCTTTTTGTTCCTCATTATTTATTGATGGGGAACAAATTCCACTTAGGTATATGACCTTCTTAAGATAAACGCCCATACCCAAATCAATTATTCCCTCAAAAGAATAACCATCAAATACATCAAGAACTCTACTTATTTGGTATTCATACATACAAATTACTTAGTCCTCAAACATATATTTAACAACATTAACTGTCTCATTTGATACAGACTTCATCCTATTTACAACTTCAGGATCAATAAGATCAGGATGATACCACCAATCCTCAAAAGGACTGTTGTCATTAGGAGATACATTGGCAACTAACATTTCATATCCCATTAGTTTAAGATATTTCCTAGACTTGTCTCTATAAGATCCCGTCATATCAACATAATGATCATGTTCATATGTGATAATACCAAACCTATACTTCTCAAATGGAATTGCCAACAAGCATTCAAAAGTAGTTTTAGATGGTTCAACATCTAGTTGAAGATAATCAAAATCAGTTCCTTTATCAAAGTTATCAAGCAACTTCATGTAATCAATAGTTGTTGCATCTTTACAAATGATCTGGTTCTTACGCTCTCTAGCAAACTGGTTACACAGATCAGAGAGAATCTCAATAGAAATACCATCCCAGTCATATTTTGTCTCAAGAAGAGCAGTATTGTTTTGATAGAAAGGTTGTTGAGCGCCAATCTCAAGATAAAGTCCATTCGTTTTACCTTGAGTTGCGGCAAGAATAAACATATCCTGGAATGCTTGAGAATGATTATTTTTAATCTTATCAGAACCAGGGAATTTGAATCTTAATTTATCATGTTTGCGCTGTTGATATTTAATAACCTCATCTGGAATATGTCCTGATCCCATTCTCATTAGATTATTACCAACCATATCATAATGGCGATCATCCATCTCATAGTTATTCTTCATGTCTTGAAGAAGAGATCTGGATTCATCTCCTTTACCCCACCACCATGCGGCAAGTTGCTTCTCAAAAAGAAGACCATACTTACCAGGATATTCCACATCAGTCTTCAATGGTTCGCAATCAAAGTCACAAAACTCAATTGCCCAATGAGCAAAGATATAACAATCTTGCCACCACTGACGCTTTTCAGCAAACTTAGCTAACAAATAGTATGCTTCTGGTCTTTTAGGATGAATGCAAAGTGCTTGTTGAAGAAGTCCCTTTGCTGTTTGATCTCTCGTCCCTTGCCTATCATAGGCATTGGAGGCATGGATAAGTGCTTCATAAGCAAGATCAAGATCGTCTGTTCGCTCAGCACACCTCAAAAAGAATGATAGTGCTGGAGCGTTATGCCTATGATGCTCATACCACATACCAAGGTTAAAATTCTTTGTTGGATTCTCAGTATCCAATGCATACTCTAAAAGTAATTGGTTAAGATTTGCTCCATTAACACTTGTCAATAATTGAGTTTTTACATCCTCAACATTAGTAACTTCTTCATTTTCACTACGAAGTTCTTCACTCATTTTAACTTCAAACATTGCTCCCATAAGTTCCTCAACTGTTCTAGTACTTCCATTATCTTTCCACCAATTTATAATATAATCGTGGGTATAATAATGATTTCTTTTTTGTCCATCCTTTACATCCCCATCTCCACCTTCAAAAGTTGAAGTAAAAGATACGTCTTCAACAAACATTGGAATAGTATAAACTTTTCCAGCACTGGTGTAAAGAATGTTTTCGATGAGAGGTTGTATCTCAGCATCTTTTAGCTCAAGATGATATATATTATCTCGAATATAATTATCTATAATATATTTTGCATAGTCTCTTTTAACAATATATGCTGTCACAGACCAATCATCCCAAAGACGGTCTCTTATTTTTATATCTCCAAAATCTCCACGTATTGGAAGCATTTGAATACATCCCCAATCTTCGGGAAGAGCATCAACAAATTCCTTCCAAGTAAAATTCCAATAGTCTACAGTATCAAGACTCAAATCATCTTCGCAGAAGAATCCATATTCCTCATCAGTATTTTCATACCAATGTTTGATTGCTTTTAAATGAGATACACAACAACCTTTTGTTCCATCATTAAGAGTATCTACATACTTACCAGTGACTATATCATCAGATTCTGAGAATCTTTTTGATATTATTGGGATAATATTTTTTGCTCCATGCTTCTTTAAAGCATCTTCCAAATTATTTCTTCTATCAATACTTTCCTCAAGACTCAAATAATATACCGAATTTAATTCCGATAATTTTTTGACTTCTTCTTTTCTAGTAGCAACATAATTTTGACCATCAATATTAATTACATCCCAATCATATATCCTCTCGATATATGGATTTTGAATATCAGAAAAAAGTTTTTCATTAAATTCAACATTCATTTTTGCTAAGAGATATTCTAGATTCCAACGATCCGAATCAGAAGTTGTTGGATCAGAAATTCTTCTCTTTACATTCTCAATATTTGTTTCTGCTTCTTCACCATATCCTTCAAAATTCTCATATCTTTTACTATCTGGATGTGGTATATGAATAATATTATAGTTATGAACTAATTTTTTACATTCAAGACCCAATATAGTAAGTCTTTTTGTCATTTGATCATCTTCATAAGCATAATACTTACCCATTCTCTCATCATATCCACCAACTTTCCAGAAGTTTTCTCTGCTAACAAAGCAAAGACCCGTAAGATATTTGAATAGGGGACTATATGTATGAGAGTATTTCATCAACTCACCAACATCCATACCATGAAGGTTGACAACATATCCCTTTAAATCTTCATTCCAATGCTCATGATTACAGACGTAACTATCTTGACCACATAAGAAGGAATTTTCATCAATCTTATAAAAATCAAAGAATGGAAAATATGGATTGATCATATAATCACAATCCAACTTAAGAATATAATCTCCTGTAGCAATACTTGCGGCAAGATTTAATGGTTGAGGTTGATTAAAATACTTTTCATCATTAACTCTAACTATTTTTATTCTCTTATCAATTTTTGTAAGATGATTTATTGGTTCATCAGAACTCCAATCAACTATTATAAATTCTTTAATTTCATCAAATGCCAACCAAGAATTTAATGATATTCTTAATGCATCATACCGATTTTTACATGCACAAATTACTGAAACATTCATATTGAAATCCAATGAGGTAATCTTAATCCGTTAGAGTCTACAAAAGAGGCGTATGGTTGGAACCACTTCTTAGGGCAAATAGTTTTTTCACTTTTTGCCAACCAAGATCCCCACCAACTATAAGTACTATTAGCAATTATATGATAATTGCACATTGACATCAAGCACAAATCCAAATAAGTGTTTCCACTTCTCATAATATGAAATCTATCCTCACTAAAATAATCCTGATCCTCACACCAATCAGGATCGTCAGAGAATACTAATGTTGGTATAGATAAATCAAAATGAGATAATGCATCATTATAATAATCTAATGTAAGATTATTTAAAAAATGCGAATTTAAATAATCAGTTCTTCTTATATGAAGTGCTATTATTTTTTTATTTTGAAATGTTTGTTCTAAATAAAATTTAGCAATGTTTTTGTATCTTTCCTTAAAAACAAATTGCTTTCTTATATCTTTTTCAAAATCGATGAAATATTTATAGTTTTGAAAAAATCCTAAAATACTTTTATTATCATGATTAGTATTATAAAAGTTAGAATCAAAAGCGGTGTTTAAAAATCGACCATTCTGTTCTTCTGTTTGCAATACAATGCTATGACCACCAGAAACGATATCAGATGGTACACCATTGGGCAAAACAAACTCAGAATAATAGTGAGAAAATACTTTTGCTGATATATTAAAGCACTTATACAATTCCAAATTATTTTTACATAAAGCAAAGTCTAAATTAAATTTTTTAGACATAGAATACAACGCAGCATATTGGAACATTTGGTTTCCCAATCTTCCAATAAATCCAATATGAGGAAATGTAATCATAATGATATCAATCTACTAAAAAAATTACGTATTACTTCTATATTTGAATATCCACCATTCTCCATAAAATAATTTCCAGGTCTTATTCTGTGATGATGATACCAATCATCAACTATCTCATATTTATTGCCAGACGTTAACCAAAAATATGAGAATACTATTACATCTGCAGATGCATGATATGGAGTATTAACGAAGTATCTTTTTTGTGTTTTTAAATATTGTTCCCTATTAACAATAAAATTACCATTATTTAAAAACCACGATAACTTATGCATACTAGTTTCAATATATTTTTGAGTTACTTTTAAATCAAAAATTTTATCCTCATAATTATATTGAACTATATTACCATCAGACATTATTAAAGTACTCTCGATATAACAAGTATCTTTTTTTGAATAGTCTAAGTTTTTAATTACATCAAAGATACATTCATCAAACCAATTGTCACTATCAAAAAGATATACCCATTCAGAAGTACAATTTGCAACTGTTAGATACTTGTTTATAAAAGCTTTTTGATTTATCTCAGATCTAAAAACCTTTACCTTATCTGTATTCAAAGAGTTTAGTATCTTACAAAGATTACCATACTCAGTTGGATTTGATCCGTCATCATGTATTACTATTTCACTAATAAAATCACAATTGATTGAAGTTTTTATACAATCCCAAAGATATTTGGAACTATTGTATGTTGGTATTCCCAGAGATATACTCATTATTCACAAATATAGTGTTTATATGATCATGAAATATTTCTGTGTATCCACTATCAATGATAAAACTTCTCAAATTTTTACAGGAATTTACTAAAGATTTATTTTCTTGGAAGTATTCATGATCATCTATAAGTTCAACAATCATCATCTTTGGTTTCCACAGATCAAGTCTAAAAGATTTAAAAACATCCTCTTCTCTTCCTTCAACATCAACAACTAATAAATCAAAGTTTTTAGGAATATCTGCCATTTGCATATAACTATCAAGTCTAACCTGCATACATTCAGATTCAGTAAACTGAGGATGTCCAAATATAGACATAGAGGAAACCATTGTTGCCTGGTCTTTATCCATAGTAGATACTATTCCAGAACAATATACTGGCAGACGACCAACCTTTGTTCCAATAGCATAATTAGATACCTTAATCTTTGAATTATTTGAATGCCTCTTAACACATTGCTCAAAGTGTTCTTTTACTGGTTCAATATAAAATCCTCTCCATCCAGCATCAGCAAGACAAGAAGTATTAGATACAGATTCACCATCAAAAGCACCAACCTCTACAAAGATTCTATCAACGTTCTCACCAAAGTATTTTGTATAAATTTTATCCAGATTTGGTATCTGACAAGTCAATGATAATGTGTACATAATTTACATAAAAGCACCTTTTTTAACATACCAAATATGAACTGGTCCATCAATACCAACCAACTCATCTTCATCATAAGTATCTCTTAAATGAGCAGTAATATTACCAAAAGAAGGATGATTCCAATCATGCCCCATGATATAACCACCATCACGAACTTTCTTTTCCCAATACTTTAAATCATTTTCAAGATCAAAATGATTACCATCAATAAAAACAAAATCTAAACTTTCATTTCTAAATTTTTTCGCAGCATTTTGTGATGTCATACGAATAATTTTACCTCTTGGGTCAAATGGTTTGATTAATTGGACAACATGTGCATGTAATCCATCAAATCCACCAAACTCAGTATCTACATTTACAACACCAGATAGATCCCAAGTTTCTTTTTTGTACGAATCAACTCCCCATAAAGTTTCTAGATTTGTTTCTTCCAATAAGAGTTGCATATTAGATCCAAAAGCAACTCCAATTTCTACACCTGTTTTAATTTCATCTTCTCTTTCATTAATAAAATCTTTTAACCATTGATGAGATTCGTCCCAATAACCATGGAACCTTCTTAGATTTTGTATATCGATCTCACCAGTATACTTTGTAGCCATTTAACAATTACTCCTGTTTTACGTAAAATGCATCACCCCAACCATGATCTTCCCACCAATCAGTTTCAATTCTCTCAAAAGAAAACTTAGATAAAAAATCATCAATATCTTCTATATATGCATTGTTCTCATAGATCTCATCACTATTAACTTCACAATAAATGTAATCAATATATTGAAGGGTATTCTCTGCCCCCTTCAATACTTCAAGTTCATATCCCTGAACATCAATATTTAACATATTATATTCTGTGAGATTGTAATCATCCAATCTATTAACTTCTACCTTTTCTGTTTTATCAAAAGTAACGTCTGGATATAATTGTAAATGTTTTTTTGGTTTTAATATAGAACTACTCTCACATTGATTACTACTTAAATACATATCAACAATTTTATTTGTACTTCCCAATGCGACTTGATGCCCTGTTATATTTGCATTGTAGTTAGAAGCGTGAGACGCAACCTTATAAAAATTATCTAGAACTGGTTCAAATAGAACAATATTCTTGATTCCATTGTTAATATAAACTGGTATCTCTTCACCATGATGAGCACCTACGTGAATAACTCCTGTGATTTCCATTTTATAACTATTAAAAATTGTATTAAAATCTATTAACATTATCAAAAAATCCAGTCTGGATAAAGTACATGCTTTCCATAATTCCCATTATTAATTCTAATATATATCTCTGGTCTGTCTGGAACTATATTATAGTATTCCAGATTTTGTCTCAACATAGTTTCTGGTTGATATTTTTCAAATTCTATATTGTATAGATTATTATAAACATTAGAATACTGATCCATAATATGAGATTTACCAAAAGCAAACTGATCATTTATACCATTATCCCAATCTTCTCCAGCAGGAATACATAAGTCACTATCATACTTAGATAAATCAAAATATTCATCGTAAATATAATCGCTGTCCATTCTCATTCTGACAACTTTATCAAAAACCATAGAGTTTTCATCTTCATATTTCATTTTTAATTCATTAGACTTGAAGATAGAATAATACATACTAATAGGACTAATTGTATAGTTATCAATAGGACTACATTTTGTCAAGATGTCAGTATAAATTTTTTTAAATTTTGGTTCCAATGAAATAAAATTCTCAACTAAAGCAGACTCATAATTAAAAGAATCTAAGAATCCAATACTATCTTCAGCAATCCTATCTAATTCTTTATACTCTGGTTGAAATACTTTACTTGTAAAGAATTCTTTGTTTTGAACTTTCCAAGTATGTATAAAGATTTTTATATTCTCATTAGGAATTATTTTTTCTATAGTTCTAAGAGCATTTTCTGGATACCTAATTAGTCCAGATAAACATATTGCAACATTCATATTATTTAAAATATAAAGTTTTGAACATAATTTTTATTAATCTTTAAAAGATAAGCAGCATTATCTTGGAATCCAAATGTGATCAGATAATCATCTCCATACTCACACATGCCAACAGCAAATTCAATCTCTGCTTCCATGAATGAAAATTGTCTAGAGACTTTTACAATATCCCAATTCTTATCCCAAACAATAAATCTATGTCTATAGATACCATCTTTACGATCTTGTTCACTTTTGGTTAAGTATGTCTCGTGACATAACGTAATATGACCACCATCACCGAAAGGAAGAACCTGAGATCCTCCTCTTAGATCAATACAACCAATATCTCTCCAATCCTTTATAACTACACTCTCTGTAGTATTAGATTCAATATCATATCTCACAACTTCTGTGCCATTAGTCCACTTAACAAAATGCCATGGCATATCAACAATAGGCATCCAGTTCTTTTCACAATAAGATTCCCTATTACCTGGAGTTGGAATACGATATTGAGCAATCTCTTTTACATAATCAGGACCAATCTCAATCTCTGATAGTTCCATTCTACCAGTACCAATAGTATCTAGATCTCTTCTAACACCACACATGAAGAGTCTTCCATCCCAACGGAAAATTCTAGAGTCTTCAAGACCTACAAAATCCCAAAGTTCTTTGTCGGGAAAATCTGATGTATCAATATGTCTTTGCCATACTGGATTCATATTAGAATCATACTCACACAAAATATTCTTTGTGCGAAGCTTCCAATCATTCTCTGGATGAATATAAACTAGAGGACCCCAGGGATGCTCATACTTCTTAATCTCAGAATGATACAAGGTATAGTTAATATTCCTTAAATTTACTAAAAGCCTATCTCCATCCAAATAAATTGAAGGATTTGTTAGAGAAGGTCCTTTAAGTATTGAAGAGTCTGTTACTAATGGATGAATACTTCCTCCACCATTCTCAATACAATCTTTCACAAAATTCATACTTTGATTAGCAACATGTAATGGTCTATTCATATTAATTCAATGATTCATAAAGTATCTATAAGAGTTTAAAAGCTCTTATTTTTTATTAACCTTAGCAAAGGTATTGTATCTATATTTGACCACCATGTCAAGATTGACTTTTAGGTTTTCATGATGTATGCTAGTGCATAATAAGGAGGTCTATTCTCATGAGCATTGCCACTACCAGCATTTCCAACACTAACAGACACTGGATGACTATGAGAACCTGCAGAATTAACTGATACACTTACTGGATGAGTATGAGCACCTGCAGGTGAAGTAGTTCTAGCTTGAGTGCCTTGGTTAACTGCATTACCAGCACCATCTTTTGGAGCATTTTGTGAGGCAGTTCCTGTGTATGCGTGAGAGTGAGTACCTGCAGGTCCTGTAGACCCACTTGCTGGGTGAGAGTGAGATCCAGCAGATCCACTAGAACCAGATCCTGGATGATTATGTACAGGTAGTTGTGCTGTTGTTAGTGTTACAGTATCAGAACCACCAGTAGCAGCTACAGCATATCCATTACCTGCACCAACAACAAACCTGTCCCTAAGATCTGGTGTACTATTAAGACCATCACATAAAACCCATCCAGTAGGTATCGATGCTGTTGAACCAGACCATAAAATAATACCTCCACTAGGAACTGATCCTCCTGGTCCTGCACCAGTATCCATGCTGGTGCATGTCATTACTCCTGTTAGATTTAAATTTTCACCTGTTATGTCCGCCGCTAAAATAGGCATCAGTCTACCTCCGATAACATGAACTTAAACTTTTTACCATTTCTTCTATTAATTAGGAACAAATCATTCTCTCCTTCTTGAATTGTATATTCACCCCATGTTCCATCAACATCATTTGTAGAACCCTCATTACTAAGATTAATATCATTTGTATAAATGTTTGCCCAGCGAAGAGTGGTTGAACCAAGATCTCTTGTATTATTTGTATTTGGAACAATATTTCCAGCAATTGTTAGAACACTTCCAGTAAAGGTAAGATTTGCTTCTGCATTAACTGTTCCAGCAGAACCAGTAGCAGTTATGACTCTATTGTCTACATTATTTGAAATTGTTGTTGTATTTGCAGAACCCTGAGTGCCTTGAGTTGCTTGGGTTCCTTGATTACCTTGGAGTCCTTGTGTACCTTGGCGTCCTTGAAGACCTTGAGTTCCCTGGCGTCCTTGGCGTCCTTGGTTTCCTTGGAGACCTTGAGTACCTTGGGTTGCCTGTGTACCTTGATTACCTTGTGTACCTTGGTTACTTAAACCTTGCGTACCTTGGCGTCCTTGTGTACCTTGGCGTCCCTGAAGACCTTGAGTTCCCTGGCGTCCTTGGCGTCCTTGGTTTCCTTGGAGACCCTGGTTACCTTGGCGTCCTTGGTTACCTTGGCGTCCTTGGTTACCTTGTGTACCTTGGTTACTTAAACCTTGCGTACCTTGGCGTCCTTGGTTACCCTGGTTACCTTGGCGTCCTTGGTTACCTTGTGTACCTTGGTTACTTAAACCTTGCGTACCTTGGCGTCCTTGGTTTCCTTGGAGACCCTGGTTACCTTGGCGTCCTTGGCGACCTTGATTACCCTGAAGACCTTGGTTACCTTGGCGTCCTTGGTTACCTTGATTACCTTGGTTACCTTGACGACCCTGACGACCTTGGTTTCCTTGGAGACCCTGATTACCTTGACGACCTTGATTACCTTGTGTACCTTGTCTTCCTTGTACACCCTGAACACCAGATCTTGTAAATGCTAGCGTTACTTCTTCACTTACTGATGGTGAAGTACCTGCAAGATAATTGACTGGGATGGTATAATAAGTACCATTATCAGTTATATTTCCATCAACTTCAAAAATAACAACAGTATTATCTGAAGATAGAGCTGAGATTATGTAAATATAACCTCTATTCAATCCTCCAGTTAGTGTTGTATCATCCCAACTTGCGATCCATCCCGATTGATTATTGCTTAAAGCATCAATATCATTAACTGTAATAGAAGTTACAGAAGATGCTGTTGCATTATTGAATCTAATTTGACCAGAAGATGGTGCTCCAGTTCCTCCATATGCATAAGGAACTCCACCACGGTTACCAATGTTGCCCTGGTTACCTTGGTTACCCTGATTACCCTGATTACCTTGGTTACCTTGGCGTCCTTGGTTACCCTGAAGACCCTGGTTTCCTTGGCGTCCTTGATTACCTTGATTACCTTGGTTACCCTGATTACCTTGATTACCTTGGTTACCTTGGCGTCCTTGGTTACCTTGGAGTCCCTGATTACCTTGATTACCTTGGTTACCCTGATTACCCTGGTTACCTTGATTACCTTGGTTACCTTGATTACCTTGGTTACCTTGGAGACCCTGAACACCAGATCTTGTGAATGCTAAAGTAATTTCTTGGTTTACGGAAGGATTTGTCCCACTGAGCGGATTAACTGGAATGGTATAATAAGAACCATTATTTGAAATATTTCCATCAACTTCAAAAATGTTTACTGTGGTTTGTGAAGATAGGGCTGAGATTATGTAAATATAACCTCTGTTCAATCCTCCAGTTAATGTTGTATCATCCCAACTTGCAATCCAGTTTGATTGATCATTACTTAATTGATCAATATCATGAACTTGAATTGCAGTGATGCTAGCAAAGGTTCCGTTGTTATATCTTACTTGTCCAGATGAAGGAACTCCTGTTCCTCCCCAACGATAAGGAACTCCACCACGGTTACCGATATTACCTTGGTTACCCTGATTACCCTGGTTACCTTGATTACCTTGATTACCCTGGTTGCCCTGAAGTCCCTGATTACCTTGATTGCCTTGGTTACCCTGGTTACCCTGGAGACCTTGGTTTCCTTGGTTGCCTTGGTTACCCTGGTTGCCTTGGTTACCCTGGTTGCCTTGGTTACCTTGGAGTCCCTGATTACCTTGATTACCCTGATTACCTTGGTTACCCTGATTACCTTGGTTGCCTTGGTTACCTTGGAGTCCCTGAGTACCTGCTCTATTGAAGTTAAATACTAACTTCTCAGTATTTGCAGGTCTAGATCCAGACACATATGATACTGGGATTCTATAGAAACCAGAAGCAACTTGAACTGCACCCGTGACATTGAATACATTTACATTATTATCTGCACTATCCGCAGATGTTATTACAAGATTACCTCTAGTAAGACCAGTGTTTAATGTAGTATCATCCCAAGTGTTGTACCACCCAGTTTGATTGTTGCCAAGAACATCTAAGTTATCAATATAAATGAAGCTCACTGAGCTCATTGTTGCATTGTTATATCTTACATTTCCATTTCCAGGATCTGCGTTAGTAGTGGTTGTAGAGAAGTTATAAGGAACTCCACCACGGTTACCGTAGTTACCTTGGTTACCCTGCAATCCTTGATTACCTTGGTTACCCTGATTACCCTGGTTACCCTGGTTACCTTGGTTACCCTGCAATCCTTGATTACCTTGGTTACCCTGATTACCCTGGTTACCCTGGTTACCCTGGTTTCCTTGGTTGCCCTGGTTACCTTGCAGTCCTTGGTTACCTTGGTTGCCTTGATTACCTTGAACACCCTGGACACCAGATCTTGTAAATGCTATGGTAAGTTCTGTTCCGTTTGAGGGAACAGAACCACTAATAGGATTGACTGGAATAGTGTAATATGATCCATTATTTGTTGCACTACCATCAACTTCAAAAATATTGACAGTATTTTGTGCGGAGTTTGCAGAGATAAGGTAGATATAACCTCTGTTCAATCCACCAGTTAATGCTGTATCATCCCAACTTGCAATCCAGTTTGACTGGTCATTACTTAAAGCATCAATATCATTGATTCTAAGTTCAGTAATACTGGAGAATGTTCCACTATTATATGTAACTGTACCTGATCCAGGAGCTCCTCCACCAGATCCTTGGAAGTCATAAGGAACTCCACCACGGTTACCAATGTTACCCTGGAGACCTTGAACACCCTGGTTACCAACTGGTTGGATAACAGCAAAGACCTTATCACCATCAGAGAATGTTCCAGTCTGTGCAATCTTTGTACATGAATAACTTCTCCATCCACCATTATCTGTTCTAGCACTTTCAATGGAGAAGATAACATAATCTAAGTTATTAACTTCTCTTTGAACAGTAACAATAGATCTAGGAATGTTATCAGAATAATCTAGAGAAGCAAGAATACCTTCAACATCACTCAAGTTAATATCAGTTTCACTAATTCTGAATGTTGTGAAGTTTGCAGTTACAGCGGCATTAAATCCAAGATGTCCTGTTCCTGGATCAGAGTTTGCAGTAGAAGTAGTGTATTCAAATGTAGATCCGAGAGATCTTGCAGCAGCGATACCCTGTAAACCTTGTAGACCTTGATTACCTTGGTTACCCTGATTACCTTGATTACCTTGGTTGCCCTGATTACCTTGGTTACCTTGATTACCTTGGAGTCCTTGATTACCTTGGTTGCCTTGATTACCCTGATTACCCTGATTACCTTGGTTGCCTTGGTTACCCTGCAATCCTTGGTTACCCTGGTTACCCTGGTTACCCTGATTACCTTGATTACCTTGGTTGCCCTGATTACCTTGGTTACCTTGATTACCTTGGAGTCCTTGATTACCTTGGTTGCCTTGATTACCCTGGTTACCTTGAAGTCCCTGTACGCCAGTTTTTGTAAAGAAGACTGTTACTTCTTGACCATTTGATGGTAAATTACCACTCAAGTATGTGACTGGTACTCTATAATATGAAGTATTGTTCTCAACAGTATTGTTTACATAGAATACTGCGGTAACATTTGTTGAACTGTCTGCCGATGTAATATAGATATAACCACGATTTAAACCAGCATTAACTACTGTATCATCCCAAGTATTGTACCAACCAGTTTGATTTACTCCAAACTCATCAGTGTCATCAAAATACATGTTTGTGACACTACCAATAGTACCAGAGTTGAATCTAAGTCTTCCTTGACCACCAGATCCAGCAGCAGTGTTAGTATCGAATAGGTAAGGGATGCCACCACGGTCTCCAAGCATACCTTGGTTACCCTGATTACCTTGATTTCCTTGGTTACCTTGGTTACCTTGCAATCCCTGGTTACCCTGGTTGCCTTGATTACCCTGATTACCTTGGTTGCCTTGGTTGCCTTGGAGTCCTTGATTTCCTTGGTTACCTTGATTACCTTGGTTACCTTGATTACCTTGGTTGCCCTGGTTGCCTTGGCGTCCTTGGTTACCTTGTAGACCCTGGTTACCCTGATTACCCTGGTTACCCTGGTTACCTTGAGTACCTTGAGGTCCAGCAACAGAAATACTTACAATTAGTTCAGTATTATTACTGATAGTTGTGGTTGTTGATATAACATTAGTAATTGAAATAGTGTGCCATCCACCAGCACCAGAAGCATTTTGAGTAACTCCTGTAATTTCATATACATTGTATGCTGTTAAATCATTAGCAAGACCAATTCTGATGAATCCTCTCTTGTTTACCGATCCATATTCAGTAATTGTTTGTAGGAATGTGTCAAGATTTACATTATCACTGTTTGTATTATCAATATAAACTGCTGTTGCACTAGCAATATTTGCATTATTAAATCTTAAATTACCACTTCCAGGATCACTTGCAGTGGTTGAATTATTATAGAAATAATTGTAACTATTTTCAGAATCTCTACCTTTAATACCCTGGTTTCCTTGAAGACCTTGATTACCTTGGAGACCTTGAGCACCTGCAGGAGTAAAGTTAATTGATAACTGTTCATTATTTCCTGGTAAAGTACCAGAAATGTAGGTAACAGGTATTCTATAATATCCAGTTTGAGCAATAACATCTCCACTAACTGCAAAAGCATTTACTGTAGTTTGGTTGGAGTCAGAAGAAGTTATATACAAATAACCTCTAACCAATCCAGTATTTGTTACAGTATCATCCCATGTGTTATACCATGCCGTCTGATTGTTACCTAGATCATCTAAGTTATCAATATAAAATTCAGTAACAGATGCAATATTGCTATTGTTATATCTTACGACACCATTTCCAGGATCTGCATTAGTAGTGGTTGTAGAGAAGATATATGGATTTCCTCCACGACTACCAGTATTACCCTGAAGACCCTGATTACCTTGATTGCCCTGGTTACCCTGGTTACCTTGACGACCTTGATTGCCTTGGAGTCCTTGATTGCCTTGAACACCTTGCTGTCCACTCTTAGTAAAGACAACACTCAAATCTTGCCCATTTGATGGTAAAGAACCAGTAAGGTTATTTACAGGTACGCTGTAGTATGTTCCATTATTAACTACTGGACCATCAACAAAGAATACTGCTGTTACATTTGATGTACTATCAGCACTACTAATATAAATGTAACCTCTATTAAGTCCATTATTTACTATTGTATCATCAAAAGTATCGTACCAACCAGTTTGATCAACACCAAATGAATCTGTATCATCAAAATAAAGAGTGCTTACGTTTGCAATATTGGAATCATTGAATCTAATAACACCTTGTCCACCTGTTCCTGCAGTTGTAGTAGTATCAAAGGAATACCTAACACCACCACGGTCTCCAAGCATACCCTGGTTACCCTGGTTACCCTGATTACCTTGGTTACCCTGATTACCTTGGTTGCCTTGATTACCCTGGTTGCCTTGATTACCTTGAAGACCTTGATTACCTTGGTTACCTTGATTTCCTTGGTTACCTTGATTGCCTTGAAGTCCTTGATTGCCTTGAAGTCCCTGATTACCTTGATTACCCTGGTTACCTTGGTTGCCTTGGTTGCCCTGGTTACCTTGATTGCCTTGGAGACCTTGGTTACCTTGATTACCTTGATTACCTTGGTTGCCTTGCAATCCTTGTAATCCTTGCAATCCTTGTAGACCTTGATTACCCTGATTACCCTGGTTGCCCTGATTACCCTGGTTGCCCTGGTTACCTTGATTACCTTGATTACCCTGGTTGCCTTGAAGTCCCTGATTACCTTGGTTACCCTGATTACCCTGGTTGCCCTGGTTACCTTGATTACCTTGATTACCCTGGTTACCTTGAACACCCTGAACACCTGTCTTTGTAAAGAATACCGTTACTGCTTGACCATTTGTGGGGAGATTACCACTTAGATAAGTAACTGGTACTCTATAATATGAAGTATTGTTCTCAACAGTATTGTTTACATAGAATACCGCAGTAACATTAGTTGCAGAGTCTGCGGAAGTAATGTAAATATATCCTCTATTGAGTCCCGCATTAACTACCGTATCGTCCCAAGTGTCATACCAACCAGTCTGATCAACACCGAATTCATCAGTGTCATCAAAATACATGTTTGTAACATTGGCAATTGTTCCATTATTAAATCTAAGTCTTCCTTGACCACCAGATCCCGCTGTAATAGTTGTGTCAAATAAGTAAGGAACACCACCACGGTCTCCAAGCATACCCTGATTACCCTGGTTGCCCTGGTTACCTTGATTACCTTGGTTTCCTTGATTGCCTTGGAGACCTTGATTTCCTTGGTTACCCTGGTTACCCTGGTTACCTTGATTACCTTGGTTTCCTTGATTGCCTTGGAGACCTTGATTTCCTTGGTTACCCTGGTTACCTTGGTTACCTTGATTGCCTTGGAGACCTTGGTTACCCTGATTACCTTGGTTACCTTGTAGACCTTGGAGACCTTGTAGACCTTGGAGACCTTGCAATCCTTGATTACCTTGGTTGCCTTGGTTACCCTGATTACCTTGGTTGCCTTGGTTACCCTGATTACCTTGGAGTCCCTGGTTACCCTGATTACCCTGATTACCTTGGAGTCCCTGGTTACCCTGATTACCCTGGTTGCCCTGGTTACCTTGATTACCTTGGAGTCCTTGATTACCTTGGTTACCTTGATTACCTTGATTGCCTTGGTTACCCTGATTACCTTGGAGACCCTGAATACCTGTCTTTGTAAAGAAGACTGTAAGTTCTTGATTGTTTGTAGGTAGATTTCCACTTACAAAAGTAACAGGGATGGTATAATAAGTACCATTATCAGTAACAACATCATCTACATAGAAGATTGCTGTAGTATTACTGGAACTATCTGCAGACGTAATATATACATATCCGCGATTTGAACCAGAATTGACTTGAGTATCATCCCAAGTATCATACCAACCAGTTTGATCAACAGCAAATGAATCTGTATCATCAAAATAAAGTTCAGTTACACTACCAATTGTTCCACTATTGAATCTAATTCTTCCTTGACCACCAGATCCTGCGGTAGTAGTTGTGTCAAATAAGTAAGGAATGCCACCACGGTCTCCAAGCATACCTTGGTTACCCTGATTACCCTGGTTACCTTGATTACCTTGGTTACCTTGATTGCCTTGGAGACCTTGGTTACCCTGGTTACCTTGATTACCTTGGTTACCCTGGTTACCTTGATTGCCTTGGAGACCTTGGTTACCCTGGTTACCTTGATTACCTTGGTTACCCTGGTTACCTTGATTGCCCTGAAGTCCCTGGTTGCCTTGATTGCCCTGGTTACCTTGATTACCCTGATTACCTTGATTACCCTGGTTACCTTGGTTACCTTGATTACCTTGGAGTCCCTGATTACCTTGGTTACCTTGAGTACCTTGAATACCAGCAAGACCAAAACTTAAGAATATTGCTTCATTATTAGAGAATCCAGTACCAGCACTAACATTTGAAGTTAAATCTAATGTACTCCATCCATTAGCACCAGCAGACTCTAAAATAACTCCACCAAGTCTAAAAATATAGAAGTTATTTGCATTTGTTTGAGACTGAATCTTAACAAATCCCTTATTTCCAGGAGATCCATATTGATCAACGAATGAATAGAAGTCACTTAAATCTGATCCATTTTCATCTCTATGATCAAGGTATATTTCTGTACTATTCTCAATTGTACTATTATCAAATCTTATAAATCCTTGTCCAGGATCTGCGGCTGTAGTGCTTGTTGAATAGAAGTATTCAAAAGTATCTCCAGAACTTACACCATCTGGACCTTGAAGACCTTGTAAACCTTGAACACCTTGGACACCAGATCTTGTAAAGTTAAATACTAACTTTTCAGAGTTGGTTGGTAAAGATCCAGATACATATGCAACAGGAACTCTGTAATAACCAGTCTCTGCTGTAACTGCTCCTACAACATTAAAGATATTTACATTAGTATCTGCACTATCTGCAGATGTTATTACAAGATTACCACGACTTAAACCTGCATTTAGTTGAGTATCATCCCAAACATCATACCAAGCGGTCTGATCATTACCTAGGTCATCTAAGTTATCAATATAAATTTCGGTTACAGAACCAATGGTTGCATTATTATATCTAAAATTACCATTACCAGGATCTCCATTCTGTGTAGTTGTAGAGAAGATATAAGGAACCCCACCACGGTTGCCGTAGTTACCCTGTAGACCTTGATTGCCTTGATTACCCTGGTTACCTTGATTACCTTGGTTGCCCTGGTTACCTTGGTTACCCTGCAATCCTTGATTACCTTGGTTACCCTGGTTACCTTGATTACCTTGGTTGCCCTGGTTACCTTGGTTACCCTGCAATCCTTGATTACCTTGGTTACCCTGGTTACCTTGGTTACCCTGGAGACCTTGCAGACCTTGGAGACCTTGGAGACCTTGGTTGCCCTGGTTTCCTTGATTACCTTGATTACCCTGGTTACCTTGATTACCCTGGTTACCTTGGAGACCTTGGTTGCCCTGGTTACCTTGATTACCTTGGTTACCTTGGAGTCCTTGGAGACCTTGGTTACCTTGAACACCTTGAGGTCCTATAAACGAGAAGCTAATGAATACTGTATCGTTATTAGAGAAGTTTCCAGAAGATGCATAGAATTGGGTAATGTCAAATGAGAACCATCCAGTAGCACCACCAGTTTGTAATTGAGTATTACCAACAACAAACAAATGATATTGGGATGCATCAACAGGATCTACAATCTTAACAAGAGCTTGTCTCTCTAGAATTCCATAGTTCTCAATATCTGCAAGGAAGTCTGACAGATCAGTTCCACCACTATCAGTGTTGGCAATGTACAACTCAGTTGCACTAGACTGAGTTGAGAAATTATCAAATCTTAATCTTCCAGATCCAGGATTTGCTGCACCTGTTGAAGAACTGAATGTATAAACATAAGTAGTTTCAGCATTTCTACCACTAAGACCTTGGTTACCTTGTAAACCTTGTGTACCTGTTTTAGTGAAGAATACTGTTAATTCTTGTCCATTAGAAGGAAGAGATCCAGTTAAATAGTTTACTGGAATACTATAATAAGAACCATTATCAGATACAGAACCATCTACTTCAAAGATAATACTTGTGTTTGTAGAAGAATCTGAGGTAGTAATATAAATGTATCCACGATTCTCTCCAACATTAACTTGAGTATCGTCCCAAGTATCATACCAAGCGGTTTGATCTATTCCAAATAGATCTGTATCATCAAAATAAAGTGTAGTTGCGTTTGCAATAGCTGGACTATCAAATCTTAATACCCCTTGACCACCAGAACCTGCTGCGGTAGTAGTATCAAACTCATAAGGAATACCACCACGGTCTCCAAGCATACCCTGCAGACCTTGGTTTCCTTGAAGTCCCTGATTACCTTGATTACCCTGGTTACCTTGATTACCTTGGTTGCCCTGGTTACCTTGGTTACCCTGCAATCCTTGATTACCTTGGTTACCCTGGTTGCCTTGGTTACCTTGAAGACCTTGGAGACCTTGGAGACCCTGTAATCCTTGGTTGCCCTGGTTACCCTGGTTACCCTGGTTTCCTTGGTTGCCTTGATTACCCTGGTTACCCTGGTTACCTTGTAGACCTTGAATACCTGTCTTTGTAAAGAAGATGGTTATATCTTGTGCATTAGAAGGAATATTACCACTCAAATAAGTAACAGGTATTTCCTGATAATCAGTTTGGTCTGTTATTGCCCCAGTTACTTCAAATATTGCACTAACATTAGTTGCAGAATCTGCTGAGGTAATATAAATGTATCCCCTACCTTCTCCAGCAATAACTTGAGTATCATCCCAATTTGCAACCCAAGCAGAGTGATCTACTCCAAAGATATCATTATCATCAACATATATTTGAGTTACACTACCAATGGTACTATTATTAAATCTAAAATCTCCATCACCTGAAGATCCAGATCCAGTAGCAGTATTAAATCTATAAGGAATACCACCACGGTCTCCAAGCATACCCTGGTTACCTTGTAAACCTTGATTACCCTGGTTTCCTTGGTTGCCTTGATTACCCTGGTTGCCCTGGTTACCTTGGTTGCCTTGATTACCCTGTAGACCTTGGAGACCTTGGAGACCTTGTAAACCTTGATTACCCTGGTTGCCCTGATTACCTTGGTTACCTTGATTACCTTGGTTACCCTGATTACCTTGGTTGCCTTGAAGTCCCTGGTTACCTTGGTTACCTTGGTTACCCTGATTACCTTGGTTGCCTTGGTTGCCCTGGTTACCTTGGACACCCTGAGTTCCACTCTTAGTGAATAGTACCGTTACTTCTTGACCATTTGAAGGAATATCACCACTTACATAAGTTACAGGAACAGTCCAATAAGTAGTGTTATCTATTACAGCATCATCAACATAGAATATAGAAGTTACATTACCACCAGAATCTGCCGAGGTTACATAGAGGTATCCACGATTTAGTCCAGCATTTAACTGAGTATCGTCAAATGTATCGTACCAACCAGTTTGATCAGATCCAAAAGAATCTGTATCATCAAAATATAATTCTGTAATATTTGCTGCGGTAGCATTGTTATACCTTAATGATCCTTGTCCACCCGTACCTGCTGTGGTAGTAGAATCAAAGTCATAACGAATACCACCACGGTCTCCAAGCATACCCTGGTTACCTTGGTTACCCTGATTACCTTGATTGCCCTGGTTACCCTGGTTACCCTGATTACCTTGGTTGCCTTGGTTACCTTGAAGACCTTGGAGACCTTGGAGACCCTGGTTGCCTTGATTACCTTGGTTGCCTTGATTACCTTGATTACCTTGGTTGCCCTGGTTTCCTTGTAAACCTTGAATACCAGTTCTACTATGGAACAGTGTTAAAATGTCACCATTAGAAGGTAATGTACCAGTTACATACTCTACTGAAATTTTATAGTATCCAGATGCAACTTGATTAACACCATTAATTCTAAAAATGTTTACTGTAGTTCCAGATAAAATATCCGCAGAGATAAAGTATAAGTATCCTCTATCTGGATTCTCAGTATCATCCCAAACATCATACCAAGCAGTCTGATTATTACCAAGATCATCTAAGTTATCAATATAAATTTGAGTAACTGAGTTTATTGCCGAGTTGTTATATGCAACATTACCATTTCCAGGATCTTGATCTGTTGTACTCTGAACCCATTCATAACGAATACCTCCTCTATCACCAATACCACCCTGAAGACCTTGAAGTCCTTGGTTACCTTGGTTACCTTGGAGACCCTGGTTACCTTGGTTGCCTTGACGACCTTGGTTACCCTGGAGACCTTGAGCACCTACACCCTGTAATCCCTGGTTACCTTGTAGACCCTGTAAACCTTGTAGACCCTGTACACCTTGAGAACCTACACCTTGAAGTCCCTGGTTACCTTGATTGCCCTGATTGCCCTGATTACCTTGGTTGCCCTGGTTACCCTGATTACCTTGTAGACCTTGTAAACCTTGGTTGCCCTGATTTCCTTGGTTACCTTGGTTACCTTGGTTACCCTGGTTGCCCTGGTTACCTTGATTGCCCTGATTACCTTGACGACCTTGTGTTCCTTGGACACCTTGAATAGATACGTCAGTAATCGTTGCTTTCTTTAAGCTAGAATCACTAATATCATATAAAAGAAGTAGATCTGACTGTTGAATATCTCCAGTTAATTGTGGTTTTTGGAATATAAGATTTGGAGATACATTAGTAAGATAAGAATTTGTAACTCCTGTACCAAGAGTTGTTTCTTCTAATACAGTATTTCCATTAATTTTATAAACTTTTCCACTTGGAACGTTTACATTTTCTGTAATGTAAATAGATGCTGTTCCAGATTGCCAAACAATATCTTTTCTAATTGATGTTGAACCGATACCAATACCAGCACCATCTAGGAGAGCATTATCTCCTACCGATTTTGCAATTCCAATCTTGAAGTCTGGAATATCCAGAGTACCAGTACTAATTGTGATTGTTTCACCATCAACAACTAGGTTGCCTTTAATTCTAACAATACCTGTGTTATCACCAACACCTGCTGGGTCAAGGGTAATTGTTGATGGACCAGTGATAGAATCACTATTTACAATAATTGCTTGTCCAAGTGCTCCAGTCTTAAATGATGTACCAGTAACAATACCAGCAACATAAAGATTACTGTTGGCATCAAATCTTAGATCATCAGAACCTTGTGGGAGATTAGATGCATTTTTGAAGATTACCTGATATGGATCACCTTCTACTGGACCAGCAACACCCTGAAGACCTTGGTTGCCCTGAAGACCTTGCAGACCTTGATTGCCTTGAAGACCCTGAAGACCTTGTAAACCCTGTAAACCTTGTAGACCTTGGTTGCCTTGAAGACCTTGATTACCCTGATTACCTTGGTTGCCCTGGTTACCTTGAAGACCCTGAAGACCTTGCAGACCTTGAGCACCTTGTAAAGCAGCACTCAAAATTGTATCTTTCTTTAATAAACCATCAGTCTGATCATAGAAGAGAATAAAATCCTCTGGTTGTGCCTGAGTTTGTACCCTATCATTAATAAATCCAGGATTTGCAGATCTAAGATTTGAATTTGTAATTCCTAATCCAAGCGTAGTTGCATTTAATACTTCATTTTCAGCAACATAGTATGCTCCATCTGGTTCATGAACACCAAAGTTCACACTAGATTGCCAAGCATCAATACTGAATTTGTATTTTATTGATTTTCTTACTGATGTAGAACCAATACCAATAACAGATCCGTCAAGATTAGATTCTAATGTCTCATTAGCATTAAAGATAATAGAATCTGTTCCAAGAACAACATCATTATCGAAGAATGTAATTTGACTACTACTAAATCCAATCGGAGTTCCTTTGATTTGAAGGTCACCCTCAATGAATACAACACCATCTTGGAATGGTACAATACTAATTGATGCTGGACCTAAAATTTTATCACCAGTAAGTGCTAATGAACTATTTGTATCAAATCCAGTATAGAATGCATCTGCAGTTAGAATACCAGAAATAATATTATCAAAAGATGGAGATGATCCTTGGGTAACAACACCCTTTGGTCCCTTGTACCTATAAGCAACAAGGTAAACATTTCCAGAGTTTACTCCAGAAGGGACTACAGTTCCATTGAAGTTAAGTACACCTGCAGCATAATCAAAGAACCAAGTATCATTTGATCCAGCACCAGCTGCAGATAGCTGCACACCACCAGAAGCAGGATCACCTCTATAAACTTTAACAATGTAATCTGGACCAAAGCTAGGATCAATCCAATCACCCAGAAGTGTTGAACTGTTATTATTATACGTTGCTCTACATAAAAATGCTCTATTACCACTAACAGTGGGGTCTGCCGTTAATCTTAAAGCACTTGCTGTTCCATATACCTGTACAATAGAACTAGTTGCTGAAGGTGGAGTTCCTGGAATATCTCCACTCTCTGACCAAATAAGATCAGAACGAATTACCAGTGGCGAAGGAATAGCTTCCGCAAATGGTGCTTTTTTGGTGCCTGATAAAGTAGAGTCCTCAGCTATACCAGTTTTGGATGCGGTATAACCTATCTTCTTTAATAGAAAATCTAGCTTTTGTTCTTGAGATGCTGCCACAGATCTTACTTCCCCTTACCTTATGTAGACGTGAATGACATGGCAGTAATTGACTGCCCAGAGTTCAATCTCCAACGAATCAAAATGCGATTGTTTGAGTCATTAGATGAAGATTCTGTACCAAATACACATGTAAATGTTCCGCCAGAACCATTCATTGCACCACCCGAAGAACATCCTGGTTCTGCTGATGTTGGTACACCAGCACCTCTATATGCTTGGAACATGTCTGCCCAACCATTAGTACCAGATAAAGATGAAGTCCATGTAGAATTGTCGGGCATACATACCCAACATCCTGCATACGATCCACTAACTGCTATTCTAAATTCAGATACCTGAGATCTTATAAATTGCAATTGGAAATATTGTGCTCCAGTTCTACCAGAAGAATAATCTGGTCCTACTGGTAACCAAGATCCACTAGAATAATCTGTTTGATCATGCCTCAAAGCACCTCCTCTAACAATAGATTCATATGCTGCTGCAGTAGTAGAAGCACTAAATGATGTGTAAACTGGTGTGGGATTATCTGCACTAGATCCAGCGTTCACTCTAACAGCATTTCCAGAACCAGTTCCTAAACTATTAACTGCAATGTTATCTTCATCAATAATATTAGTCCTTGCAGTTGTTCCCATCATATTGACTGCAGGAGTTATAGTTGCTCTTACTGTATCTGACCCATAAGGAGTTGTTGCAGTGTAGGTAGAGAATCTAGTAGCATCAGTATTAACTGTTTGATGAAGATCTCTAGGTGTTTGAGAAACTAAACATGTTACGCCAGTACCTACACCATAATTCTGAACTGGTGGATTAACACCTCCATCAAAATTAGTATAACTTTTACTTCCACCATTTTGAAATCCAGTAGTTTGACCACTAGATGTCAGAAAGGTATTCTGAGTGTACATATCACCCGTAGCATTCTCACAAGTTATTACATAAGTAAATGCATTGCTAGAATCTTGTGTGTAATGTGGTACACCAGAAGAATAATTCAAAGTTGGTGAAGGTGGTGTTACTGGAGTAGTAACACTTAAAACAGGTGCAGTGACTGTACTTCCATCCTCATACCAATATGCCTGCTGGGTAGTATATGCAAACTGTTGAATGAATGCTTTATTAAATCCATCAGGACATGGAGCATTAATCAATCTGGCATCATAAACTTCATAAAATTCAGAGTTAATCCCTGGATTTCTTGATGAGAAGAATGCATCTTTATTGTTTGCAATTTGCAAGGAACCATAGATGCCATCATTAGATCCAATGGATAAATCTGTAGTACCAACTCCAACAGCATTTACAAATCCAGTAACTGTTCCAGCATCTCCTGGACCATATTCTGTAATATAATTTGAAGTAACGGTATTATCAGTATTTCTACTATATTGTGTACCTGCTGATGGCGTCAAATCACCATCAGTATTGTTAGTAGGATTAAATCCTGAACACAATCTTCCAACACCAGTCAACCCAGTCAAAGAGAATGGTTCATTTAAAATAGTTGCTGGTGGTTTTGGAACCAATTTCCCTAGAATAAAATTAATTTCATTCACAGAGTCTTTGGTATAATCTCCAGTCTCAATTCCAACTGCTCCAGGTAAGAAACCAGCAGATGGGGTTCCAATAACTTGATCACCAAAAAATTCCGATGCAGTTACAAATCCAGTAACTCTAACATCACCATCTACGGTTAATTTCTTATCTGCATCTGGATTGGTTAAACCAATACCAACACTCTTTGTTTGAGGAACGAATACAAAATCTTCATTAGAAGCAAATGATGTAACAACGCCTGTTGTTGCAGTTACAAATCCAATAAATTGTGGTGCAGTTCCTTGAGGATCTGATAATTTATCGGTAATTAGATTTTTTAATTTTGATCCATCACCATAATATTCGGTTGCAGTAACTACTCCAACTACTTCAAGATCATTAGATACAACAATATCTGAGGCGGTTAGGACCCCAGATATTGTCGCATCTCCTTGTACAGATAACTCCGCTGATGCATAGGTTGTGCCAATTCCGACCCGTCCAGTTACTTCAAGTACTGTTGAGTCGTCGGTATAAGAAGCTATACCTATTCTAAGATTTTTCTTGCGTTCGCTTAAAAATTTTGACATTTATCAACCTGATGCATGAGTGGTATATACCGTAGATTCTGTTATATAACAGAACTTTATATAGTATTTATTCAATTAAAAGTTTCTTCATCTCCATATTCTCCAGCATCTTCAATAATTTCTTCTTCTTGAACTTTTGCTTTTTTGCTGGATCTTCTAGAACTTCTTGCTGCCTTTTCTTGCTGCTGTTTTGATAATTCAGTTAAGTCTTGAACCGTATTTTTTAAAGATTCTACTAATGAATTTAAAGTTGCTACCTTAGCTTCAAGAGAGATATTCTCATTAAAAAGTTTAAATGTTTTTTGTTGATATACAGTTATCAACGTTTTATAGTCGTCTTCAGAGATATATGAAAATTCATCTCCCTTTTGCCTAGCCATAAAAAAATAGGTGTAGTATATACACCTATTTATTATTGATTTAATTGTATTATTTTTAAATCAGTTGAGTGTTTCTAGAACAGATACAATCAATTTTAGATCTGTATTTGTACTTCCTTTTACCATAAGTGTATCGCCTTGTTCCATAACCAACTTACCTGCAAGCAGGTTAGCGGAATCATTACCAGGAATTGGGAACTGATTAAACAGTTCTGTTGTCACTGCAATACCTGCTTTTGTTCTTCTGTGGGATACGCTAATGTCTTGACTAGACGCTCCGATATTTGATGCTTGTGCCAGGAGGAGAACCCCCGTGTATCCCACGGGAGCTGTATAGATTCCTACTGGAGACTGAGATACAACGTTCGTAATCGTTTTGAATACGTTAAGGGCTAGTGCCATGGATTACTCTCCTCCGAGTGCGAGAATGAATGGGGTTAGGGTGGAGAACAACGACTTAGAATATGACGTTCCAGAGATTGTTCCTGTGTTTTGGTTAATAATCAGTCCATCACCGATCTTGAAGTTACCTGACTGGTCAGTACTGGTGAAGACCACCAGACCACCATTCAGATTCACGGTTTCATTTTCTGGGATTGTAACTCCTCCATTTTGTGGTAATGCTGTCTTGACATTGATTCCAGAACCAATGTATTCAAATGCGTGTGATGAAGCAAGAACTCTGGACTGCTTATAGAAGTAAACATCCATTCCAACTCCAACATCATATGGAACCTGGGTGTCAAATGTGACGGTAGAGATTCCAGTTACCTTATCGGGTAATGTTGCCTTCGATACTGTGAAGTATGAAGGATAGATAGAAGGAACAATTCTTGCCTGGACACCACCAGCTCCTTGTGGAGCAGCGATGCTTACTGCAGGAGGAACAACGAATCCTCTACCACTGGATACAACCTCAACAGAGATGACTGAACCGTTTTCAACGGTTGCAATCGCCTGCGCGGGAACACCCCACTCAGTTGTTGGATCCGCAATTGTTACCTCAGGAGTCTCGGTATAACCGCTACCACCGTTGGTAACTTGGATCTTATCAAGTTGATAATATAACTTATCAAAGACTGCTACCTGACCGTCAAATGGTCTCTGGGCATTGATTTGAACAGTACCACCAGAACCTGGAGTATAGTAGTGAGCGAATGGTCCCTTACCAACGTTAGCGGTAAAGAATGTAGACGCTGCAGAGATTCTAACTGGTGATGGTTCACCCTTCAGGATCGCGTCAGTAGCAATTCCGATCAGGTTATCAATTGTATCCTGAACATTCTGACATGCCTCAGGAGTATTGTTTGAACCGTATGCTGCGTCATCAAGGAGATCGAAGTTCTTATTGTTGAGTTGGTTATTGATTGCCAACTGCATGTAGTCTGCAGATGCGCGGAACGCAGTTACAGTTTCAACTTCTTCACCAAGTAGACCCTTAGCAAGTGGTTCACCTTCTTCATCGAAGTAGTAATTAACCGCAGCGATTGTATTCGCGTTAGTTGAATTTTCTAGGTCATCGCGAACAGATGTTACAAAGTATCCGATATCTCTTCTGCACTTATTCTCTTGATCAAGGAACGATCCTGGATTATCTACGTAGTTGTCTAGAGTTGTAAGAGTACCAATTCCAATAGACTCGGTAATGATTCCGATTCTGTTAGAGATGAAGTCTTGTACATCTTGACATGCATCAGGATTACCCGATCTTGTATAAACAACTGTGTAACCACCAGATCCGTAAACTTCAGGTCCGAATGTTAGTGTTAGATCCTTCGCGTAGAGTTGGTTAGATACTGCCTTCGCCATTAGATCGCCAGCAGCGATAAATGCCGTTACAGATTCTGTCTTCTCTGCGTTTAGACCAGGAGTAATTGGTCTTCCGTTTCCATCGAAGTATTGTCTTGCGAAGTCCTTGGAGTAAGTGTTACCACCAACGAATACGTCAGTTGCAACAGCATCAACAAGGTATCCAATATCTCTTGCACACTTGTAACCACCTGGGGAAGAAGTAGTTCCGAGTCCGACCAGATCACCTGCGGTTGTTCCGAATCCAACAGTTTGTCCAAACTCACCGAGGTTGAGTGTGAAGTAACCTTCAGTAACTCCGATTGTTCCATCGTACAGGTCAGAGGTGTTACCAGCTCCGATGACTGTTGTGATGATTCCAACCAAGTTATCAATGTTACCTTGGACATCCTGACAGGTATTTTCGTTACCAGAAGCAGTGTAGGTAACGATTCCAACGCCACCATAGTTTGCAGGACCAGTTGATAATGTCAGATCCTTACGATAGAGTTGGTTAGTGATAGCATCCTTCATGAACTCACCAGAGTATCTGAATGCTGTCAGTGAAGGTACTTCTTCACCTTCTAGACCACCTCTGATCTTGGTTCCGTCTGCGTAGTAATACTGCTCAGAGAATCCTCTGGAGTAGATATTACCGCCACTGAATACGTCAGTTGCAACTGCGTCGATGAGGAATCCAAGGTCTCTTGCACACTTGTAACCACCTGGGTTCTCAGTGCTTCCGATTCCACTTGCTCTATCAAAGATACCAGTGTTGTATGTGAGACCCGAGAGCGAAGCAGTTGTTCCAGCGCCAAGTGCGACTGTTACAATGCCAACCAGAGTATCAACGTTATCCTGAACATCCTGACATGCGAGAGCGTTACCAGAGATGAATACGGTATGTGCAACTCCAGGTCCACCATAAGTAGCAGGACCAGAAGAGATTCCAACATCCTTTCTATAGAGTTGGTTAGTGAGAGCATCCTTCATGAACTCACCAGCACCGCCAAGACCAACAACAGTTGGAGCAACTTCTCCACCGTCGATGTAAACTGCTCCAGACTCATTGAAGTATTGGAGAGTAAACTCTTGAGAGTACTTGTTACCAGCGATGAATACGTCAGTTGAGACCGCATCAACGAAGAATCCAATGTCTCTTGCACACTTATAACCACCTGGGGTTGTAGCGCCAGCAGAGACGCTCTGATCAAAGATACCGCCAGTGATAGTTGGAAGACCAGTGGTATTTCCTGCAGCAACAGTTGCTGTAACAATGCCAGTCAATGTATCAACTTGGTCTTGAATGTCAAGACATGCGGTAGGATCAGTGTTAGTTACATCAGATCCAACTCCGAAGTATGTTCCACCTGCGGAGACGGTAAGATCAGAGTATGCTGCACCAACCAAGTTGTTGGTAAGTGCGTTCTTCATGTACTTAGCTGCTGCTTGGAAGACGAAGATTGACTCATCTTCTTCACCAACTAATCCACCAGTGATTGGGTTACCAGCACCATCAAAGTATTGGAGAGTAAACTCTGTAGCATACTTGTTAGCACCAATAAGTACGTCAAGGGAGATAGCATCGATGAAGAATCCTGTGTCTCTCTTACACTTATCTTCGACTGCACTGAAGTTGAATGCATTGAAGTTTGGATTGTTTACAGCATCTGTAAATGCAAGTCCAACAATTACATCCTTATTCAGTTGGATCATTCTGTATGCATCATAGAATCTAGATCTTGCATTTTCTTCCAGATCACCTGGGAAGAAGAATGTATCATATGCATCATATCCTTGAGCGATAGAACCGATAGATCTATCAATTACTTCCTGTCTGTTCTGTTGAATCAGGCGGTAAGAATCGAAGTATCTATACTGCTCATCATCTCTTTCATCAAATCCCTTATTAACAACTGGGAGTGAAGTTGTTGTTCCAAGTCCGACAGCGACAGTTGCGATGCCTACAAGGTTCTCAATGAAGTTTTGTACATCTGCACAAGAATCAGGATTTCTGTTGTCTCCAGTTACCCAATCAGGCGAGAGTGTCAAATCTTGAGCATTAAGTTGGTTGGTAACTGCTGCTCTTGAGAGATCTCCGAATGCAGTGAATGCAGTTACAGATTCAGATTCTTCACCAAGGAGTCCGTTGGTGATTGGGTTACCTGCTCCATCGAAGTAGGAGAGGGCGAATCCAACAATGTTCTTGTTACCACCAGTGTAAAGGTCTCCAGCAACCGCGTCAGCAAGGTAACCAAGGTCTCTAGCACACTTGAATCCACCTGGGGATGAAGTTGTTCCGATACCTGCCTGATTGAAGTAACCTTCATTCAGAGTTGGTAATCCAGTTGTAGCACCTGCACCGATCGCGACTGTAACAATACCAACGATAGTGTCGATATTATCCTGAACATCTTGACATGCATTTGCATTTCCAGAAGGAAGAACTGCTTCTGAAGTACCACCACCAACGTAGGTAGCAGGACCAGAGGAGATTCCAACATCCTTACGGTTGAGTTGGTTAGTAACTGCCTTCTTAGCGAGATCTGCAACAAAGTCAAATGCAACGATAGAAGGAGCTTCTTCACCAAGTAAACCATTTGTAGTTGGGTTACCAGCACCATCGAAGTAGAACAGTGTGAAGTCTCTGGAGTAGCTGTTGCCACCTGTGAATACGTCGATCGCGAGCGCGTCAACAAGGTATCCAACGTCTCTAGCACACTTAACACCACCTGGAGTTGTATTACCAAATCCAGCAGTATTTTGAATAGTTAACTTAGTGAATGGATCAGTGTTGATAAGGAAGTTACCCTTAGTTTCAGCAGGAAGTGAAGTGGTTGTTCCAAGTCCAACTGCAACGGTTGCAATACCTACAAGGTTCTCAATTGCTGCCTGTACATCAGTACAAGCCTCAGCATTACCTGAGAGGAGAACAGGAATATTACCGCCAGGACCATTAAATGCTGCCTTACCAGAGGAGATTCCAACATCCTTAGCATTCAGTTGGTTGGTAATTGCCTGCTTCATGTATCCAGAGGCAGATTCGAAGGCAATCAGTGATTGTGCTTCTTCGCCTACAAGACCATTGGAGATTGGGTTACCAGCACCATCGAAGTAAAGGAGTGAGAAGTCTCTAGTATATGTGTTACCACCTGCGTGAATATCAGTTGAGACTGCATCAACAAGGAATCCGAGGTCTCTAGCACACTTGAATCCACCTGGGGATGAAGTTGTTCCGATACCTGCGGTTACATCATAGTAACCAGAGTTGATTGATGTTGGAGCATCTGCAAATGTTGCGGTTGTTCCAAGTCCAACTACAGCAGTAACGATTCCAACCAGGGTATCAACGTTATCCTGAACATCTTGACAGGAGTTGATATTTCCAGAAGGAAGAACAGGGATGTCTCCACCTGCGCCACCATAAGTAGCAGCACCAGAAGAGATTCCAACATCCTTTCTATAGAGTTGGTTGGTCAATGCCTTCTTAATAAGTCCACCAGCAGCGATAAATGCACTGTTCGAAGGAGCTTCTTCGCCAGCAAGTCCACTTGTAATCCATCCACGATATGCTGGTTCGTAAGACTTGACTGAATCAGTAGTTGCTCTTACAAATGTGTGAGCGGACTGAGGAAGATGCTTAACAGCACCTGCATCTGCACTTACGAATTGATGTGTTGTTTGTGGCTCGTGACGGATAGCGTTACCCTCTGCGTAAACAAAGGTGTGAACAGATCCAGCAGCGATTCCTGCATCACCAACATTAATTGTAAATGTTCCTGTCTGCTTCTTAAGTCCATTAGCAGTTGCACTTACGAAGGTGTGAGCACCAGTGTAAGAAGATGCGCCAATGTTGATCTTAAATGTATTTGGAGTTACTTCAGAGATTTCTAACCAACGACCAGATGCATAATCATATCCAGCGCGAGGATATGCTTTAGATACTGTATTATCATCAAGTACACATGTGAAGGTCAAAGAAGCATCGTCAAGTTTGATATAATCTCCTTTAGTGAATCCATGAGATGCAACTGTAAGTACTACATCACCAGATGCAGCATCATATGTTGCGTTAGTTACTGTGTGGGTAGACATTCCAACAGCAGTAATTGATGTAGATACTCCAGAGATTGGATCAGTTGAACGTGGATATGAATGCTGAGTAGCATTACCATCTTGGTCGCAAGTAAAGACGAATGAATTATCCTCAAGGATAACTCCACGTCCAACTCCAAGACCATGCTGACCAACAGTAACTGTTAAATCACCAGTCGCTGCATTATAATCAGCAGCAGTTGGAGTAAAGTACTTGTTAGGACCAGAAGCACCAACGTTAACTGTTAAAGTATCCGAAGTTACTGAAGTAATCTTAACTGATCTACCTGCAAATGGATCAATTCCAGGACGTGGATAAGTCTTCTGTGCTTGGAATCCATCCATTGCACAACTAAATGTGAAGGAATTATCCTCGATGATAACACCCTCTCCAACACTCAGTGAGTGCTCACCAACAGTAACTGTAAAGTCACCTGTTGCTGGATCATAAGTAGCAGCAGTTGGGTTGAATGACCAGTCAGTACCAGAAGCACCAACATTAACTGTGAATGAAGTTGCGCTTGTTCCAGTGATTGTTAATCCATTGGTGTAAGCTAATTGACCAATGGTTGGCAGAGAGTGCTCTGTCTTATTACCATCCATTGCACAAGTGAAGGTGAATCCTTCCTTGTCAAGATAGATAACATCATTGGTTTGGAGTGGGTGACCAGCTCCGATGATTGCAGTGAAGTCTCCAGTTGCTGGATCATAAGTAGCATCGGTTGGTTTCCAACCTGCAGCAGCCTTGAACTGGTTACGTAAGAATCCTGCAGCGTATGCATTACCACCAGTGAACAGGTCAGTGGAGATTGCATCAACAAGGAATCTAATGTCTCTACCACAAGTAAATCCACCTGGGGAGAATGTGCTGATTCCTAAAGATTGATTAAACTCTCCAAGATCAAGAGCACCTGTAGTAGTTGGAAGTTGACCTGTTGTTCCAAGACCTACAGCAACAGTGACGATACCGACCAAGGAATCGATGTTATCTTGTACATCTAGACATGCATTTTCATTACCAGATCTTAGTACAGGAATGTTTGTTGAACCAACACCAAAGTATGCAGTACCAGAAGAGATTCCAACATCCTTATTAAAGAGTTGGTTGGTGATTGCATCCTTCATGTACTCACCAGCAGCTTCAAACGCTACGATTGATGGACCTTCCTCACCGAGGAGACCATTAATGATTGGAGCAGCGTTATCGAAGTATTGGAGTGCAAATCCATCAGAGTAGTAGTTACCTGCGGTAAAGAGGTCAATCGAGATAGCATCGATAAAGAATCCAGTATCTCTAGCACACTTGAATCCACCTGGGGATGAAGTTGTTCCGAATCCAACAACTGGAGTACCAGCATCAGAAGCAACAAAGTATCCTTGGTTAATGGTTGCGGTTACATCACCAGCGGTTGCAGTAGTTCCGAGACCAACAACAGAAGTAACAATTCCTACGAGAGTGTCGATTGTATCCTGAACATCTTGACATGCATCAGCATTACCAGATTGGTATACAGTATATGCAATACCAGGACCATTGTAAACAGCAGGACCAGAGGAGATTCCAAGGTTCTTTGTATACAGTTGGTTGGTGATCGCATCCTTCATGAACTCACCAGCGCCGATGAATCCATACAGTGACTGAAGCTCTTCTTCATAGAGACCTTCACCAATTGGTTGACCAGTTCCGTCATCAAAATACTCAAGGATAAACTCTCTAGAGTAAACGTTACCTCCAGTGAATACGTCAGTTGAGACAGAATCGATAAAGTATCCAATGTCTCTTGCACACTTGAATCCACCAGGGGTGCTGGTAGTTCCAATTCCTGCTTGAGCAAAGTAACCTACGTTTCTTGTTGCTGCAAACGAACCTGTTTGCTCATTAGCAATTGCCTCAGTAATGATTAATACCAGAGTTGCAATTGTGTCTTGAACATCTTGACATGCAGCAGAGTCGCTATTTGAAGAAGCGCCAGGTGCTGTAGTGATTCCAGCATCAGTATATGAGAGGTTATTTGTGATTGCCTCATACATCTTATCACGCGCTTGATTGAAGGCGTAGATAGATTGTACTTCCTCACCATCAATACCATTTGTAATCAGCTGATTATTTGCGAAGTATTGAAGTGTGAAGTCTTGTGAGTATGAGTTACCACCAGTTAAAACGTCGAGTGATACTGCATCAACGAAGTATCCAAGGTCTCTCTTACACTTAGTCTCAGTTGAGAGAATTGCAGGATACTGGTTTCTTGTTGCAAGCCAAGCAGCGTTAACAATATCAGTCTTATTCTTTTGAATCAGACGATATGAATCATAATATCTGGATCTTGCATTAGTTACATCGTCACCAGGGAATACCCAATCAGTTGGATATTGATCATAGTTAACAACAATGTTACCAATTGATCTATCAATCAGTTCTCTTCTATTTGTCTGGATCAGACGATAGGAGTCAAAGAATCTTGATCTTGCGTTGGTGTACTCATCACCTGGGAATGCAAATGTCTTACCGACACCAGCACTGACGTGATAATCAAGTGCAATTGCTGCCAGGGACTTATCAACAATTTCCTGTCTGTTCTGCTGAATCAGACGATATGAATCATAGAATCTTGATCTACCTGTTGTCTGGTCATCACCAGGGAAGTAGAAGTCTGGGTGATCAATAGCAATAGCACCGAGAGACTTATCAATGATCTCCTGCTTGTTCTGTTGAATCAGACGATAAGAATCAGCGAATCTTGAACGTGCATTGGTTTCAAGATCTCCTGGGAAGTAGAACTGATCATAGTTTAATGCTACAGAAGCAAGAGACTTATCAACGATTTCTTGCTTGTTCTGCTGGATTAAACGATAAGAATCATAGAATCTTGATCTTGATGTGGTCTCAGTATCTCCTGGGAAGAGGAAATAATCGAACATATCATACTTGAAGGAGATTCCTGCAAGTGCCTTATCAACAATTTCCTGCTTGTTATCGAGAATCAAACGATATGAATCAAAGAATCTTGATCTTTCGTTTGTTTCTGGATCATCTGGGAAGAAGAAGTCTGGGTGATACAGAGAAATAGTAGCAAGAGACTTATCAATAAGTTCGTCTCTATTAGCATTAACAAGATTATATGAATCTTTAAATCTATTTCTGCTAGAATCTGGGAAGTAGAAGTCAGGATTCTCTAATGAGATAGAAGCAAGTGATCTATCAATGATTTCCTGCTTGTTCTGTTGGATCAGACGATAAGAATCAAAGAATCTTGATCTTGCATTTGTCTGAAGATCATTAGGGAAGTAGAAGTCTGGATGATTTACAGAGATCTCAGCAAGTGATCTATCAACAATTTCCTGCTTGTTCTGTTGAATCAGACGATATGAATCGTAGAATCTTGAGGAAGCATTAGTTTGTGCTTCACCTGGGAAGTAGAAATCAGGGTGCTTGAATGCAATAGAAGCAAGAGACTTATCAAGAATCTCAGTTCTATTTGCTTCAATCGACTCACTAGCATCTACATATCTACCAGGAGCAACTGTTCTTGTCTCAAAAATGTATCCATAGTTACCAGTTGGATACTCAAGTTGAGTAGCTCCACCATCAGAATCACATGTGAATCCAAGACCAGCGATGGTAACTCCCATACCAACGCTTAACTTATGCTCTCTATCGAGAACAAATGTACCAATACCTGTTCTAAAGTCGTACTTAGCATCAACGACATTCATTACAGGAGCGTTTGCATCAACTTTAATCTTAAAGACAGATGCATCAACTCCAGCTGCAGTGGTTACAATACCAGTATACTTGAGAGGTCCAACGCCATCAGCGACAAGACCGAAGTTACCGAATGATGAGTTAGAGTTGGTAAGGTCGCAAGCACCACCTGACTGACAAAGGATTGCGGTATCTGAACAGATGGTGAACATGGACACCAACTGAGCGAATGCTTCGTTGAAGATCTTAGCGCCTAAACCACCTGGGTTAATCTGGGTATAGGAGTCAAGAACCATGGACTTAATAGGTCCAATAGCATATTCACCATCAATATTCAGACCAATTGTGCCTGGAATAAAGTTGGTGCAGTTTTGAATATATGGCGACTGATCAATATAAGGAACAACTTCTGGGTTAAATGTAACAATAGCACCATTAGACTTTTGCTCAGGTCCAATGAATGACATTTCTGCAATGTAGCATCCATTGTCTAACCAGAACAAGTCTCCTTGATTTTTTGGAGTAACCGTAACTTCACGAAGTGAGTCTCCAACGACTGATACGTTATCGGGAAGTACGATTGGGTTATCTTCTAGATAAACTCCAGCACTAATTTTAATAACTGTTCCTGGGACAGACTCTGCGACGGCAGCTTTAATGGTTCTTTTTGCGTCTCCGAGTTTCTTACCTGTGTTGTTGTCGTTACCATCTTGCGTTACATATAGGACATTTATTACCGTTGCTCCAGCACCGACTCTAACGATGTCCGTTCCAATGCCAGGACGTTCTCTAGCAATGTAAATCTCGCCATCATTAGTGTTGATGGCGATTTCACCTAATGGAAGGTCAGAAACTGACGGTATTTTGTTTGGTACAGAAGATCTTTTAAATCTAATCTTAGGATTTGCCATTAACCCAATTGCAGAAAGTTGTTTTTGTTAATTTTATTTATAATAAAGACGACTCAAGCGCCATATACGCCACAATCTAGTGTGATATTTGTTAGCAGTCTCTCTTCATTTACACAATCAATAACTTGAGACTTTCCAGCACAGTCATTAATCCAAAGAGCACCTGCTTCAATAGCAGCGTATGCTTCAGGAATAACACTGTTGCCGTCTAGCTCCGCACGCTGAACGAACTTCATTCTGTCATCATCATTATCATAATACATTACTGCTTTCTCTGATGCATTGGTAGCAGTATCAAAGTAGTTCAGAACAACACCAACATCATTACCTAAATCTTGAGATGGTGGAACTAACTCACCAGTTTCGGGATCATCTACAAGACCAAGCTCAATCAGAGGGTCTCTAAGTGTAAAGGTCTCAGAATCTACTAGGAATCTACCACCATCAATTAAGAGGTCTCCTGTAATATTAGCATTACCAATAACTGTCAAAACTGTTTCATTATCGGTATAATCTTCTATACCGATAGTCAATTCCCTCTGAGTTGGGCTTAAATATTTTGCCATTGTTGGAATCTTACGGGTTTTGTATTATTATTTATCGAAAGTATATTTCTAAATCAATATTCTCCACCGTCAAAGTCGATTCTATTATCAAGATCAACATCAAGTTGATCAAGAAGCTCATCTGGAAGACCAGGCTCAATAGGATCTGTGACAGATGCTCTAAGAACTTCATCTGGATTCTTAACAGTATACTTGCCAGTAGATGCATCGTATATAATAATGTAGTTATTTTGCTCATTAGTAGAATCAACATCAGAAAGATTTCTGAATTGTGGAGAGACTACATTACTGAAGTAATCAATAACCTCTTGTGGCAATCCAGGTTGATTTGGTTCAGATATAACTGCAGAAGATAATACTTGGTCTGGGTTAACAGACTTATATGTCGCTGTTGCAGAGTCATACATTAATACATACTGATCACTCTGATTTGACAAATCAACGTCTTGAAGATCTGCTAATTTTCTAGCCATAATTATTCCTGATCTTGTTGTGACATTGTACTTTCTTGTGGTCTTTGCTCCTACCGTTACTCCATAACTAATTGATCCTAGGATTCTATTACTCATCTGGTCGTGTCCTCCACAATTACAGTTCCAGTGATAACCCTAACAACAAAATCTAATTCAGTATTTTCAATAAAAATATCAAATTGATTTCTACCAGAAGGTAGAGTAGAAGTCATTGTTCTCCCCATAGATATATTAACTTCAGAGTCTGCAGTAGTAATTCCAACCTTAAATGGATACTCTTTGGGAGAAGATGGATGTTTTTTTAATATTGCTATTGCATTAGAATATAAGAGGTTCAATGGACCTCCATCATCGCCTGTTAAAAAGAAGGAAGATTCAAAATCAGTTCCTTTTTCTATGACTAGATTAACTATGGAAGCCGAACCTGCTGTCATTGTACTATGATTAGATTTTTGAACTATTTATCGAATTCAGTAGCTTCCACCATCAAAATCTGTTAACGCTCCGATACCACCAACATATCTCCATCCTTTTATGTAAACATCAGACCCACCAGATATTAATCCAGGAACATTATCACCTGAGAAATTTAAAACACCAGAAGAATAGTCAAAGAACCATTCATCATTACTTCCACTACCACCTGCAGAAAGTTTAATGCCCCCAGCATTTGGGTCTCCAGCATAAACCTCTACGATATAATCTGGTCCGTATTGTGTGTCTATCCAATTAATAACATTGATAGAACTATTATCACCATATACAGATCTTGCAATAAAACTTCTTCTACCACCAACCGTATTATCTTCTGTCATTCTAAATGCATTTGTCTGCCCATAAACTTCTATCAATTTGTATGATGGATATCTCCAATCGTCAGGAATGATAATTAAGTCTGTTGTTGGAGGAGTAACTGGTATTAATCCAGACTCAAACCACAATCCATTATTTGATATGATTAAAGGTGATGGAAGTGCCTCAGCAAATGGTGCCTTCTTTGTTCCTGAAATACTAGAATCTTCAGCAATTCCTGTCTTTGATGAGGAATAACCTAACTTTTTTAAAAGGTAGTCAACCTTTTGTTGGATTGAAATTGCCATTTCTTTTAGATCTTAGTATTAGGTATTTCTAAATGACAAAGTGTTGATCTGATTTCCAGAATTCAATTTAAATCTAACTAGAATTCTATTGTTAGCATCATTTGACGATGACTCAGTTCCAAATACTGCAGTAAAGGTTCCTGTAGATCCTGTCATATTACCAGCAAATGCTGCTCCAGGAAGAGCAGTTGTTGGAATACCAGAACCACGGTATGCTTGGAACATATCTGCCCAACCATTAGTACCAGATAAAGATGAAGTCCATGCAGGATTATCAGGCATACAAATCCAACATCCTGTATAAGAACCATTAACTACAATTTCAAACTCAGAGACATTAGATCTTATAAACTGCATTTGAAAATATTGTGATCCTGTTCTACCTACAGAGTAATCTGGTCCAACTGGAAGATGACCTGTGGAATAATTTGTTTGGTCATGCTTCAAGTCTCCACCAACAACAACAGCTTCGTAGGTTGGCATAGTATTAGAAGCAACCCAAGTGGTATAAACAGGAGTTGGATTATCCCCAGCAGATCCAGCATTTACTCTAACTGCATTTCCAGATCCAGTTCCCAAAGTTTGAACTAAAATATTATCTTCATCAATCACATTTGTTCTAGCAGTTGTACCCATAATATTTACAATTTGTGGTATAGTCGCACGTACAACATCAGATCCATAAGGAGTTGATGCAGTATAGTTTGAAAACTTTTGGTTATCTGCAGTTACTCTAATATGAAGATCTCTAGGTGTCTGTGAAACTGTACAAGTAACTCCAACACCAACTCCAAAATTTCTTACTGGTGGATTAACTCCATTAGTAAAATCTGTATAAGATTTATTACCACCATTCTGGAATCCTGTAGTTTGTCCAGAAGAAGTTAAGAATGTATTGTTAGAATACATATCACCAGTTGCATTCTGGCAAATGATCTCATAAAAGAATGCATTGTTAGATGCTTGTGTATAATGAGGAATTCCAGAAGAATAATTAAATGTTGGTGAAGGTGGAGTTATTGGAGTTGTTGAGATTAGGACTGGTGCAGATACTGCACTCGGATCTTCATAGTACAAATATTTTTCAGACTCATAGATATTTGTATCTACCTGATGTTGAATATATGCCATATTAAAGCCATTGGGTGAATTGGCATTTAATATTCTAGAATCATAAACCTCATAAAAATCCGATGCAATACCAGTATTTCTAGATGAGAAGAATGCATCTTTATCATTTAAGATTTCTAATGCACCATAAACTCCATCATCACTAGTAGCATCGTTAGTAATACTATTGTCTGGATTGATGACATCGTTACTTGTCATCATTCTTTGCCCCTCAACACTGAAGTTGATCATTGCATTTACATTGCCTTGATCTCCAGGACCATACTCAGTTAACCAAGTAGAGGTAACTGAGTTGCTGGTATTTCTTGGGTATTGTGTTCCAGCAGAAGGAGAAAAAACACCAACAGTATTATTTGTAAACGCAAATCCAGAACAAAGTCTTGCAACTCCAAGTCCAACCAGATCCAAAGGTGCATTTAAAACTGTTGCTGGTGGTTTTGGAACTAGTTTACCAAGAATAAAGTTTATATCATTGATAGAATTTTTGGTAAAATCGTCAATCTCAATTTCAACTGCTCCAGGTTTAAATCCACCATCAGGTTCTCCAAACCTCAATGGACCATAGTATTCTCCAGCAGAAACAAAATTGTTAACATCTACATAGTCCCTAAAAATTGTAGGACCATTTACATCTAAATCTCTTTCTGGAGATGCTGTGGTATTACCAATAGATACCTTTCCCCTAAAGCTACTAACTCCAGAGACAACAGTATCATTTGATTTGAGAGTAGTATCAACATTTAAAACTCCAGAAACTAAACCATCTCCCTGAACGTGGAAGTCTGACTTAGCTTCTGAAGTTTTTATACCGACATTACCAGTTACCTGAAGAGCAGTTTCATTGTCAGTATATGAGGCAACACCTACTCTTAGTTTTCTGTTTAGTTGACTTAAGTATTTTGCCATTGAATCAAAGTTATGGGTTACTTCATGACAAAATTGATCGTATATTTATTTATGTCTTACTCTGCTTGTCAAATTCAAACATTCCATGTTCAGATCCCCAAACCATTTTTTTAGTCTCTGGATCATAACCTCTATCAATGACTTTATACTTAGTTTTTGTTAATGCAGACATAGTAAATAAGAAAGACTTTTTACCATTTCTCTCTACAATACAATCACATCCCATAATTCTACCAACATACTGATTGTTTTCTTTTATAAAAATACAATCACAATTTTCATTTAATTCTAATTGATCCTCAGTAATTTGATCTAGATTTTTAAATTCAAGATGTTTTTTTCCATCTTTTACTTTATAACTTGAAACAATAATTCTATCGTTTACTTCTTTAAAGTCTAAAACAAATTGCCTATAAGGAGGTTCTCCTCTAACAGTATATTTTTGTTCTCCATAAATCATACCATTATCTAAGAGAACATGACGTAAACTAATTTGGGAGTATTGAGATGGATAAGAGAATGCTTGCCTTCTATTATTAAAAGATCCAAGTAACCATTCTTTAAACTCTTCAATCATTCGGTACTTCCTCTCCTTGTACGACGTGTTAATGTAGAAAATAAAACTTTACCTATGGCAGAAATCAAATTACCTTCAATTTCATTAAACACATTCATATTTAATTTGAATGCATAATTTGCCTCTTCAATTATATCATCAATTTCATGTTGGTCAAAGGGCAATTCATCTAACACATTTCTATAATTAGTTTTAAATTCTTTCTCGTCTGGAATGTCAGTAAAAAGATAAAAGTTCATTCCTGCATCATCAACCTTCAATGCAGTTTGAGCAATACTTTTTAAGAGTTGTCCTCCAGACAAATCTCCAATATACCTAGTGTAATGATGTGCAATTAAAAGATCCTGATTAGACTTAGAGACTTCTTTAATTCTTGCAACATATTCTTTACAAGACTTTGTTTGTGTAATTAAATCTCTCCAATCAATACCAAGATAATATTGCAAGTCTTTTTCTAAAGACTTTTTGCGGAACAATTCAGGATAATAAATGTTACGCAAAATGGTATCACTTTTATGATTCTCAAACTCCTCTTCCATTGCAGAGTATATAAAATATAAATCTGAGAGAAGTCTAATATAAGATTTTTTTTCAACAACCCCTTTTAAAAAGCAGGTAATAAATCCTGTGTTCTCTGCCATAGTATGGGACTTTTTAGTTCCCTCTCTAATTTGTTTAGATAGATCTGTCATTTATTTGCTCCAGGTTCAGAAACTTTTCCAAGGTAAGGATTGTAATCAGTAATTACATTAATATCAACTCTTGCTCCAGCAGTTTTCCAGAAATTCAAAATACCTTCATAAGAATTTTTATGGAATTTATCTATATGATCTGGATGGATTGATGATCCCAATTGTAATGTATACAAAAGTATAGGAGCAGCGTAGGTTGCCCCAGAATTATAAATCAAATCATCAGCAACAGGACGAGGTTTAACACCATTATCAAGTTTATATTTATCACCCCTCACATGATTCCTAATAATTTTTTCTGCATGGTGTCTAGTGATTACATAACATGCTGTAGAAAAATCATTCACAAACCGATTATGAATAGGAACTACAATATCCCCCGTGCAAATAATAGCAAGTTGCAAAACATCCCAAGCATAAGGAGCCCTAGCTACAAAATCTTGCCAGGTAAAATTCCAGTAAGATACAGTTTCTAGACTACAATCATCTTCCATGATAACAGCATATGGAGAATCAGAAGTTTCATACCAATGCTTGATCGCCTTAATATGTGATGTCACACATCCAATCTCTCCAGAAGACATCATATCTGGATATTTTCCTTTGATAATATCACTAAGATCGTCATTCCTACCATCATAAGCAGATATACGATTATAGTTTTGTATACCCCAATATTTAAATTGGTCCTCCATGTACTGTCGTCTTTCAGTATCACTATCCATGTTTATATAATAGACAGGACCAAATCCACTAAGCTTATATTGTGCTTTGTTTTTATCTTCTGGAAAATTAAGCATGGCGTTCAATTACTTTTTCAATACTTGGAATATAATGGTTGCGAAGAACTTCTTTCCATTCAAAGTTCTTTGAATATTCAATAATTTCTTCTCTATGATTTACTGAATATTCTCTATTTTTTATAATAGCATCTTCAACATATTCAAGATCTTCTATTTTACTTTCTGGAATTACTGTAATAAATTCTTTATCTAAATCAAGATTTGCTTTGCCCCATTCACAAACAACTACTCCTAATCCAGCAGCAAGAGCTTCCATACAAACAAGTGGATGTGCTTCCCCATCCGAAAGAAGTACTAAATTACCATAGTCAGTCAGATCATTATAAAGAGTTTCTTTTGACCATTCACCAAGATAGTTTTTAGAAGTATTAAATCTTTGGTCTGCTAAATTTCCAGCAAACCAAAGACTATCAATACTTTGGAACATATGCTGACGCTTACGATAATCAATTTTAGCAAGATAGATACTTCTGTCTGCATATTCTGGAGTATCTGTTACACGGAATCTTTCCCTATTAACGCCATTAGGAGTTACATAAGTATTTTCCTTAGGAATATTAAACATCACATTATAAACACTTTGAATTCCAGGAGATAGGCAAAAAACATTTGGTTTAATTCTTTGGAATTCATTCGCAACATTTACGTATCCACCAAACATTTCTTTGCGTTCCAAATATCCAAAATGACTAGTGATTGCATTTGGATATTGAATATATGGAACAATAGGAATGAATTCATCATAATGGACATGAACAAAATCTGGAACAAAAGCATTTATTCCATTAATAATTTGTCTAAAGTCTTTTGTATTGATAATTTGAACTTCATGTCCTAGTTCTTCTAGAGCATTTTTTGTGTCCCATACTAGAATTTCAACTGCTCCCCAACCTGTTGGGGGAATAGGCATAATTCCAGGACCTACTAATGTAATTTTCATTTTAATTTATCGGGGTAATCTGTACAAATTCCATAACAACTAGTAACACGAAGGTTATCCCAACTCATGTTATTCCATTCTGGCATCACAATAACAGTATTGTTAGTATATCTCTTTCCTGGATAAGCCCATATTTGATGTTTGCTTGTTAGTGTATAATCATCTTCTTGATGCCAAAAATAATTATATCCAGAAGTGAGAGAACTCATATGGTGCAAAGTATCTAGGTCTTTGCAATGTATCCATAAATTATCTTGCCTTGCTGCCAACCAAAACAAAGTAACTAAATGATCTGGTTCATCATGTCCCAACCAATAAGTGTCCGTTTGTCTATGATATCTAAGATCAATTTCAACATCATATCCTTTACTAATACACTCATCAACTTGAGAGGGAAGATTTTCTAACCTGGGGTCAGGACCATTTGTGTTCGCTCGATGAGCAATAATTCTTTTCTGTTTCATAGTTTTTGTCTAACACATGCGGCGTCCATCGTGCATGGGGCAAGATCAGAAAGATTAAACCTTCTCAAGAATGACCCCATCTTAAATGCTTCTGGAGATGGTTCCCAAATACCTTGATAAACATGTTCAATGTCATCAAATGCATTTTTTGACCACTCAAGATACCTAGATCCAAAAAATTGGATTGTGTCTGGAAATCTGGGATGATGTCCAGGCAAATAAAACTTACTAGAATCGCATTGATTTAAATCAGGAAATCTAATTAGAGAAGTATCATATCTAGCCAACACAATAAAATCATATTCGGTTCCAGTCTGTTTGGTATGTTCTTCAACCAAATTAGATACCTTTTGAATAGAACGTAACTGTGACATTACATTACTGTAATTTTTTTCATTCCAATGATTTCCTTGTGGATGCTTCCCTGTGAATTTAGCATCTATAAAAGATTTTGCTTTGGGGGGAAGAACAAAAGTTTCTGGAGCATCATACTCAAGAACAACTGGTTTATAATTTCTATCAATTACATCCAAAGCATCTTTTGGAATTGGGCATCTACTAATCTTTGACCAACTAGAATAATCATATTCTCCTCCGTCTTCTGTCCACCAAGTGTGACAAAAAACATCAGTATCGTATCTGTTTAAAATTGTCTGTTTATATGTGTTGATCACTTTAGGAGTATCAACAAATCTAGGTTGTCCAAAAAACGCTAATGCTACTTTCATTTACTGTACCCAAATGCCATAAAGTCTTCTTTAGTGTGATTATACACTATTTCTTTTAATTCGTCAGTGTAATATGTTTCAAAAGAATCATGTTTAGTATCATTCGTTTTTGGGAACGATACTGAATCAAAAGAAAGATTTGTTTTTTTAACAAACAGATCTTCCCATTCTTCTTGTATATTTTCAAACTTTAATATATTAACCTCAACATCACCTCTATTTTTAATAAAATCAATTTGCCTTAAAGGAGATTGTTCTGTCCAATAATTTCTGGGTGGTCTAGGGTCTCCATCAGTATGAGTGGGCCAATCGTGGAACTCTCCACTTTTTACCCACTCTTCAAAATTATTATACTTCATAATAAACTTATGATTATGTCTCCTATGCTGAGACCACCATGAAACAAACCTATCATAAGGATTTCTAACTATCATAAAGTATTGATAATCCTTATAATCTGGGATAGATTTTACATAATATTCAACGGTATCGTGCCAATAACTAAAATCAAATCCCTTAGGAGACAACAAAACATTTAATGTTGTAGTACATGCTCTAGGATTTCCAATAAAAATTATTTTTTGTTGTCTATTAATCATTCAAATATCCCCATCATAATGTTCAAGGAAGTAATTCAAATCTTCTGGAGTACCAATACCCCACATACCAGACTTATCGATTTCTTTGATTCGAATCTTCTTGCCATCATCAATCGCTTCATTAAATACTGGGCAAACGTAATATTCATTATTAACACGAATATCCTTTTCAATCATCTGCTCAGCATACTTAACATAATCAGAACCCTTCTTCCAATAATAGATACCAACTGTAGCGTGCTCAGAAATAGGTTTCTTCTCAGCAACCTCTGCAACGTATCCATCCTCTCCCAGTTTAGCATAAGACCACTTAGGATGGGTTGCGGGGAAAGTAACAATTCCACCATCAACCTCACCATTTTGGAATGCATATAGAGTCTCGTTAGAGTCCCATTCAACAAACTGGTCAGAGTTTGCCATTACTAGCGGTTCATCTTTGTTGATGAATTCTTTCGCAAGTAGAGTGGTACAAGCTGCGCCTTCGGTGATACCATCGACTTGTACAATGTTACAACCAGGAGCAATGAGAGGTAACAGGTAATTAAGGTTATACTTGTCATAATGTTCTTTTTGTACAATAAATGTATAGTTTGCTTTGATGTTCAGGTTCTCCACAACAACCTGAATCATTGGTTTACCTTTAACTTCAATCAAGGGTTTGGGGAAGGTGTATCCCTGACTAGCAAACCTGCTGCCAGCACCTGCCATAGGAATCAGAACATTCATAGTCTTGCTCTCCCATGCAACTTTTTTCTTTGTTCCATTAAGAATTTTTTTAATGCGATCGATCTTACTCTGATTAAGATCTTTACGATCTTCTACAGGAACAAGATGGCACTTACTATCTAAAGCACCCTGGCGACCAATATGACTATCTTCAATAATAACAGTATCATTTGGAAGAGCACCAAGTGCAGTCATACACTTCCAATACATTGCTGGAAATGGTTTGTTACGAACAACGTCTTCATTAGAGACGTACATGTCAACAAATTCAAGAAGTCCCAAACGCAGAAGAATAATCTTGACAGTATTACGAATACTGTTAGAAGCAACAGCAATTTTATAACCAGCATCTACAAGTTGCTGGAAATAACCCATAAGTTGATAATCTTTAGCGACACAATCGTTAAAAATTTTGAGGGTTGCTTCTTGCTTGTCTCTCCAGATTTTATCATATTGATCTACTGGGAGACCTTTATTTTTTGTTAGTAGTTCTAGTTTTGCTTTTGTAGGAAGACCATCATAGATGCTGACATGCTCTTCTCTACTAATTGCGTATTCTGGACCAAGTGCCTGGTTTAGTGCATCGTAATGATAATCTTTACTATCAATTAGTACACCATCTAAATCAAAAATAACAAGTTTCGTCATCTTACGTTTTTCCTATCTCTCCAAAGTAAATATTTCCAATTGTTTTTTGTAATTGGAAGTTCATGTCTTTTCTGTGCATTGAATCCAAGAATACATTCTGGATTTATCTCTGCACCCATCTCACATAACTCAACAAAATTATCATATACGTCAAGATATTTATCCATCAATTCAGAAGACCCAAAAGCAAAGTGATCATTTATACCATGCTCAAGATGTGCAAATTCATTTAATACATTGACAGTATTTAAATCGTAATTAGTTACTGGTCCAATCTCTCTAACAAAATATTCATCTGTTCTAAGTCTAATCACACAATCATACTTAAAATTATTTTCTTGCTCATACTGTTTTTTAAGTTCATTGGCACAACTTAAACTATAGAACATTGAAATAATGTTATTGACTGGGTGAGGAAATCTACTATCAGGAACAATATCCTCAGCTTCAAATTCTTTTGGTTCTTCAAAAACAATTTTCTTTGGTTGCCATTTGTCTGACATAAATTGTTTTAAATCGGATTCCCAACGTCCTCTGTCTTTATACTGATCCCAGAAGTATGAACCTACCCACGCTTCATCATACCAGATATGTGCAAATACATCAATCTCGCTATCTTGGTTTGCTTCCCAAAAAGTATTCAAATGATTCTTATAACATTCTTTCAGGTGTCTAGGTTGTCCTGAATACAATAAAGCAATTTTAGACATGATACTTACTATTATCTTTAGATAGGTGTACAATTTTTGGGTCAAAGGTGCATGAGTCTGCAAATACTTCTGGATATGCAAATGATGGATGAACAACAAAAACATCTTCTCTATTTTGAGAATAGAATTTGTTTAAATGACTCTCATCATGCCAAGTAGCAATTATATCCTTTTCATAATCTTCATCAATCCTACGATCAAGTTCATTAATTAAATCAAGAACTTCAGGAATTCTACCACCCCACAAACAACCTTGGAAATATACTGAGATATCATCACCTTCTGTAAAAGAAGCATTGGATAATTTAGTGGTATCAAATGCTCCAGTCCCACTATCGTGAGGTGTCATTTTTAGATAATGGCATGGATGATGAACGCCAATATATTTCTTAGATTCATCAATAATGTCAGATACATTTACAGTATCAACAACCAACATATCTGCATCTAAAAAGACCAACCAATCACAATCCTCTAGATCACCAAAAGCTTTATTAAGCATTTTAAATCTGTAAAGAGTTATAAATGGCCAGTCCAAGTGCTCCTGCGAATAAATTACTGCATTGTCTGGTGCTTCTGGAATCTCACCATCAGTGAATACCAAATATTTTTTTTCTACATCAGGAAGAAAAAACTTTTCGCAATTCTCATACCATCTAGGTAAAAAGTTTAGATACTTACTTGTTCCAATAAAAACTACAGCGACTTTCATTAAATTACAATCCAATCAGGGCAATAAAGATCCTTTGTGTCCAGGTGTGCATTTCCAGGTCCAAACCATTTTTGTGGGGCAATTACCTTTTCGCTATTGGACAACCATGCACCCCACCAAGAGAATGAAGAGTTTGCAATAATATGTCCACTACACAAGGACATTAAACACATATCAACATAGTTAATATTATTTTCAGCAATCATAAATCTTTCATCATCAAACAAAGATTGTTGATTGCACCATTCAGTATCATCAGAAAAAATAATCACTGTTCTATCATTATCAAAATGAGATAGAGCTTCTTCATAATAAGACAATTCCAAAGCATGATGATTTGGATTGGTAGTATAATCTGTTCTTCGAATATGAAGTGCTACTGGATTATCTACAGTTTGAATCATTTCTTTTGCTGGTTCCAAATACTCAGATCCAAAAGTAAAGTCTTCTTTGATCTCATCTTTGATGTGAGCAAAGTATTTTTCAGATTGAAAGTATCCTTCAAGATTTACCCACTTTGGGCAATTATTAAATAACTCTTCATCAAAAGCAAAGGAACTTTCTTTTACAGTTTCTCTTTCTCCACAAACAAATTGAACATTAAGTGCCTTTAGTCCTTTTAAAGTAAAGGCATAAAATAATTGATGATCAACATATTCGTTCGGAACTTTTTTTGGAGGAGGGATCATCCAATTTAAATTATTATTAGCAGCAATTCCACGCAGTGATGCGTATTGGAACATTTGATTTCCAAGTCTGCCAAGTTTTCCTAAGTTATTAAATCCTATCATAATTACCTAAAAACCAATTGTACGTTAACTCTAATCCTTCACGAAGATCATACTGATGTTTGAATCCAAGATTTTTTAATTTATCAACATTCATCAATTTCCTGGGAGTACCATTTGGTTTACTAGTATCCCATTTTATTTCACCTTTAAATCCTATAACTTCTGACATTGTTTCTGTCAGTTCTTTAATTGATATATCTTCACCTGTTCCAATGTTAATGATCTCAGGTTCACTATATTCTTGCATACAGAATACAGTCGCTTCAGCCATATCCTCAATAAACAAAAATTCTCTAAGAGGAGAACCATCTCCCCAGCACCAAAATTCTGAGTCACCATTTAGTTTTGCTTCATTCATTCTACGCATAATTCCAGGAATAACATGACTGGATTCTGCATTAAAATTATCATTTGGACCGTATAGATTTGTTGGTTGTAATGCTATTGCATCAAATCCATATTGCTGCCTATATGACTGGCACATTTTTATACCAGCAATTTTTGCAATCGCATATGCATCATTAGTCGGTTCTAAAGGACCAGACATTAACTGATCTTCAGTAATAGGAATAGTAGGATGCTTTGGGTAAATGCAAGATGACCCAAGAAAGAGAAGTTTTTTTACTCTATTCTTATATGATGCTTCAATTACATTTGATTGAATCATCAGATTTTGATAGATAAAATCTGCAGGATAAGTGGCATTAGCGTATATACCTCCAACTTTTGCTGCAGCAAGAAAAACATAATCTGGTTCTGCCTCTTGCAAATAAAGTTGAGTTTCTACCTGATCCGTAAAATCAACCTCTTTTCTAGTTGCAGATATAATATTCCTATATCCTTTTTTACGAAGATTTCTCACTATTGCTGATCCAACTAAACCATTAGCACCAGCAACCAATATTTTAGAATCACTGTCCATAGATACACATATCCTCAATTAATTGATCAAATGTAATTTTTGGTTCCCACCCTAATTTTTGCTTTGCTTTTGTTGGATCTCCAAGAAGAGATTCAACTTCAGATGGTCGGAAGTATTTAGCATTTACTTTTACAACTGTTTTACCAGTATTTTTATCAACGCCAATCTCTTCTATTCCTTCTCCACTCCATTCAATATTCATCCCAAAATAAAAAGCAGATTTTTCAACAAATTCTTTAACAGAATATTGCTCTCCTGTAGCAATAACATAATCATCTGCTTCCTCTTGTTGAAGCATCAACCACATAGCTTCAACATAATCTTTTGCATGACCCCAATCCCTTTTTGCATTTAGATTTCCTAAGTATAAGCATTCCTGAAGACCTGCAGAAATTCTAGACAATCCTCTAGTAATTTTACGAGTCACAAAAGTTTCACCACGACGAGGAGACTCATGATTGAATAAAATTCCAGTACAAGCATACATTCCATAAGATTCACGATAATTCTTTGTGATCCAATATCCATAAAGTTTAGCAACACCATATGGAGACCTTGGATAAAAAGGTGTGGTTTCTTTTTGAGGTACTTCTTGCACTAATCCATATAACTCTGAAGTAGATGCTTGATATATCCTACAATGACGTTCTAATCCCAAAATCCTCACTGCTTCAAGAATACGAAGAGTTCCCAGTCCATCAACATTACCAGTATACTCTGGCAATTCAAAAGACACCTTTACATGACTTTGAGCCGCTAGATTATAAATTTCATCTGGTTGAGACTTCTGCAATACATGAACAATATTTGCAGAATCAGTCATGTCCCCATAATGAAGATGAAGATTTGGATGATTAAAGATATGATCAATACGATGTGTGTTGATCATAGAAGCACGACGAATGACTCCATGAACTTCATATCCTTTCTCAAGAAGAAGTTCTGTAAGGTATGAACCATCTTGCCCAGTAATTCCAGTTATTAATGCACGTTTCATAAATTCAAAAAGTTTATACTTCTAGTATATCATATGATATCAATAAATACTACTACAATTCTAACAGCATTATGGATAAAAAAATAACAGTAAAAAAATTTGATGGTAATTACTTTTATAAAGCAAGCAATATTGTTCCAGAATATTTAATTGATAAGTTAGAATCCACTTCAGTAGAATGGTTAGAATCTACTAGAAAAGATGTATTCTTCAAAAAATCTGGAGATAAAGATTTCAAAGAAAATAAAGAACATTATCCGCCAGAAGCATCTTCAGAACTAATATCAAATATGAATGTTAGTTCTAATAATATGTGGACAAACTATTTGTCATCTATTAAAGCACATGTGTTGGAGTATTGTAAATTAACAAAAACAAAATATCCACTAAAATTAGATTCTACATGGGTTACGAGAGTAGCAGATGTAGATATCCCAGGAGCTTATGATAGGAATCAATTAAGATACTTAAGAGAAAATCATAATAATCTTGGAAACATGCATAGTCATAAAGGTAAAAGAATTGGTGTTATATTTTATTTAAAAAATCCAGACCCAAAGTATGGAACAGTAATTAGATTAAATAACAATAAAATATTCCAAAATAATGGTGAAGAAAATAGTTTGTTGATATTTAACCCAGAGTTATACCATACTGCAATATACCCAAGTGAAGAAGATTTGCAAAAAAGTCCAAGAATAACAATAGTAACTGATTTTGTTTAAGGAAGAATCCAATCTGGCACATGGAATGGTTCATTTATATACCAATCAAAAATAATACAGCATTTTGAATATTGGTTCCTTCTAGGATAATATTGTGTACTTCGATATTTTGTTCCATCAAATATTACTAACCTATTCTCAAATGTCTTTATGTGATCAGTAGATACTCCACGTTCATTTACTACAATATAAGTATTTGGATCGATATTCTTTAACAAATATATTGATCTTATAAATCGTTTTTTTACTTGACCTTCAGGGTCTTTTATTTTAGATATTGTATCACTATAACATCTTCCTTTGGTAGATGTTGGTACATTTCTTTCAGCAAAACAAGAAAACGGTGTGAGCGAGTATTCATCAATTCCACGACTTTTTATGTATGAAGTAACATGCTTTTTAACTTCCAAACAAAATACGTTCCAACAGTTTAAAGAATATGGAAAATACTTATCAGAAGTTAAAGCCAGTCCGTGACAATCTATAATAGATTTTGTTATATCAATATAATCAGTAGATAATAAATTAAGAGTCAAATGAAGATTGCATTGAATATATAATTCATTTCTGATCTTCTCACTAAAAACATCATCTATAATCAAGAATTTATTTGTTTCCATATATTTTATTCATATAATTGGAAGAATGTAGTGGAGATATTTTTTCAAACATCTTTGTGTTATTTGGACACATAGAACAAACAGGTTCTTCTTGTCTACTAAAAAAATCAATAACCTTAATGTCACTATCTGTTGGTAGTAATGGTTTATATCTCAAATAAGGATTCCATTTAGATGACAATTTATCTCCATACTTTTGTTTTTGTACTGGCAAATACGCAAGTGGCGCACATTTATATATTTTAAAATCATTCAAGGTAAAATTATTTTGACCACCTGGGCAGTTATCCCAAGACTTTTTATAGTCATAAGTACCAAGTGGCTCTATAGAAGACCCATACCCACTATACGTTTTTAACCAGTAATTAGATGCATCATGAATTCTATAATTCACACCAGATTCAATTATTTTTGAAATAGACTTTTCAAATAACCTAACATAATTTAAATCTTTGGAATGCTTTGTTATTGTCAGTATGCATTTATTTTTCTTTAGAGCCTCAGTTAATCCAGGAACTCTATCAAAAAGAAGTCCATTAGACACCAACTCAAGTTCTTGATCATCTTGAACATCCCAAACTTCTTTGGTCATGTATATTATATCTACAATTTGTTTATTGAGTAATGGTTCTCCACCCAACATAGAAAGTTCTAATGGTCTTATTCTCTTATTCCAAGAGAGATACCATTTCTCCAACAAATCTAAACTAAAATTTTGCCTATAACCATCATTAGTATAATGCCCGCACCCCTGACATGTAAAATTACATGAATGAGTTACGTGCCATTCTAAATGAGATATTGTCAACATTGTTTTATGAAAATAAAAAAAGGGGGATGGTCAATCCCCCAGAGCACATGCACGCCACCAATTTTATTATTTTAGATGATAAATTGGAAAACATCCACACGGAAGGGGATTTTTTCGGTGTAACCACCACTAAATTTTTGACTGGAATTTAGAAACCAGGCGGGAGTTATCCCATCCGCACCAGGGTTTTTAACGTGTCTCCATCACGGGCATTTTTTGGGAAGACTCCACCAGTACTGTTATAGTCCATCCGTGACTCAAGTTTTTAAATAGCTTCTACAGAAGAAGTAATTTCTTCCATATCTTGACTAATATAATCGATTAGAATTTCATAATCATCCATAGGATCACCAGAGAAGACAACGCCCTCATTTTCATAAAAACGTCGAACCTTTTTATACAACTTTGGATTTTTTACATCCAAATAAAAATCACCATTTGCTGCTGCTTGAAGAGTTTGAATGTCTTTTTTGAATTTAGTGATAAGAGTCATTGTCTTGAATGTTGACCTTAAAGTATAATGTCTAGGGTAAATAATTACCCTATGCTCCTTGCGTGGATCGAACACGCCTCAGGCGAATTATGAGTTCGCTGCATTCACCAGATTGCTAAAGGAGCAAGTGGGAAGAACCATGCCCTTCCCATACGACTCTACGGAAGATACCCGTAGTAGAAGTTGGCGTCTACTTAGTTAATCGCTAAGGACTACCAATAGGACTGCTGGGAATTGAACCCAGTTCACACCGTTATAAGCAGTGGGCCTTAACCAATAGGCGACAGTCCCATGAAGAGAAGTTAATTTAAGGAGGACCCGATTAACTTCGACTTAAGCATTTTAGCACGTTTTTTTGCTGACCGCAATGCTTGTGGTTTTAAATGGCGCTTCTGTTCTTTTTTAGAATGATGCTGCCAGTTCGGGGTGGTCATCGATCTTGTTTGGATGGTTCGCTATTATAATATAGCACTTTTAGAAAGTCAACAAGCCTCATCGTGATTTGTATAGATTTCTAGGAGTGAATTATCATACGGAATCATTACCGCATTATTTCCATCATCCCCAACAATAACTATATGCTCTCCTTTCTCAACTCTATCAATCAATTCATCCCATTTCTGTTGAAATTCTTTAATTGTGTATTTTGGAAGTGATTCGTAATTTTTCATTTTAATTTAGGTCCATACATCCAAGTAACTAGAGAAGTTCTATTTCCTCTTGATAATGGAGTTACCCTATGAGGTGTTCTAGAATCAAAAATAATAATACTTCCCCTTTCTTTTGGTGCTTTAATTATATTACCAGAGTAGTCCATAATTTCCAAATCACCCCCATCATAATCTGCAGGATCCGTCACTAATAAACTAGCACTTAACTTCCTAGTATAATCAGAATACTGTGAAGTTCCATAATCACAATGCCAATGGTAATGACCTTCTTTACCATATGAGGTTACTTGTATAGACTGTAATATATTTAAATCATATTGCCAACACTGACTATTTGCTACTCCAATGTAATGAGAAAATAAACTAGATACCCAATGAGTTTCATACCACCATCTAATTTTAGAATTTCTAATTTTTAAATCTTTAAATCCAACATTAGTATCACTTCCACCAACTCTTGCTTCTTCTGGATCTTCAACACTTTCAAGATCTTCAATTTCTTCAAGAATTAGATCAATAAGTTTTGGTGGAATTACTTCTTTATAAAATATAAAAGAATCTGCAACAACGTGGTCCATAATAAACTAATATAGTTTAATCGGAGTGATAGGATTCGAACCTACGGCATCCGCCTCCCAAAGACGGCGCTCTACCAAGCTGAGCTACACTCCGTTAATAAAGTATATTATATATTAAAGTGTTGATTCTGTCAACTATTCTTCAAGATCTTCGTATAGTGGACAGGGTTCTTCAAATAAACATTCGATTCTAAGTTGATTTGTTCTATCGTAAAGATCCCTGTAAAAAATTTCCCTTTCTTCTTCGGTCATTTATCTTTGAATAAATCTTCTAGTTGTTTGCGGGTGTTGGTCATTTTTTCTTTTTCACGCTCTGAATGTTTATATCCATGCTTACCATGAAAAATAAAATGACCTTGGCATATCATAGTTATACCAAAAAGGAATAGGGTCACTACTCCTAACCATTCTACAATGTGATATTCAACCATGGGAATACTGGTGGTATAACTCCTATCAATCTCAGTAGTCCTTCAGCAAATAAAGCAAGAACCACCCAACCGACGCACATACTAATGATAGAAGCATTACGGTTGTGTTGTCGTATTGCTGCATCAATCATCTCCTGACACTCTTGTTTTGTTATCAGACCATTATTTTTTGTCATTTGGATAATCCTTCTCAAGCTCTGTAAGTCTTTTTGCCCAAGTTACTCCACCATCCATACCAACACATGGATTTATGCAAGTGTCATCTCCTAGTTTATTACAAACAAGACCAGCAAGATCTAATTCATTTCCAGGTTTTCCTGTCCCTGACCAATAATGTTGACCATTTAACCAAAGGGCTCCACACTTAGGACATTCTTTTCTTTCCAAAGAAAGATCAGAAACTTTTCTATTGTCCATTTTCGTACTCCTTAAGGAACTTCTTAAAATCGGTCGTATCCTTAATAAGTTGCCTCTTAAGTCTCCAACCCATCCACTTCATTCTTACCAGTATGAAAAAATATCGAATCTGTAAATCAGCATACTGAACGAGTTTCATGGTCTCATTATATCCAGCAAAGGCAACTAATGCCACGAATGTTAGCATTAGAAGATAAAAACCTGCCATTTTAGATTCCCATATAGATCTATGTAGACATTAAATCATTTCTTAATTATTGAATGTCATTGTTGTTACTAAACGGTGAGTCTCGGATTCGAACCGAGGGTGCCCGTGAAGACACATTAGTTTTCAAGACTAACGCAATAAACCGCTCTGCCAACTCACCCTATAATTTCCAACAAAC